GTGATTCCAAATGCGTCATTCGTATGTGGCAACCCAACCTTGATCGTGATCCTCTTTCTACAGTCGATGAGCACGAGGCTTGCTCGATTGAAATTTATGAACCTGAGCGGGTGAAGATTCAGTATGACCCACGATACCCAGGGCGGATTACGCAAGCCACGATTGTAACGTCGGTTGAATTTCAAACTGACCCAAACGAAGTAGCAGACGCAGAGCGCGGAACTACGCCAACTGTGGAGGATCATGAGGTGTGGGAAACTCTCACACCGACGCAGACCACCTACTTTGACAAAACAAAGGAAGAGCCGTTAACAAGTTGGGGAGTGACAAATCCATTTGGCTTCGTGCCGCTCTACGAGGTTTACAACGAATACGATTCATCGCTTTCGGGCGGACAGAGCGACTTCGAAGCTGTTTATCCGTTGATAAAGGCTTTTCATGAAGTGGTTCGGCAGGCGTTGCAGGCGCATACTTATCACTCGACGCCAAAACTGAAATTCAAAGCCGCCGACGTTGGCTCTTTCTTGCAAAACAACTTTCCGAACGTCATTGATTCTGATACTGGGGCTGTCATACCTGGGGCAGAGATAAGTTGGAAAGGTCGTGAAGTTCTCGTTCTTGGCCCGGATGACGATGTTGGTTTCATCGAGGCCAAGTCAGTGCTTCCTGATTCGAAGGTTTTGCTTGAGTTTTTGATCGGCTGTATTTCAATCGCATCGGAGACGCCGGAATGGGCGTTCATGCGAGTCGAAAACGGTTCATCTGAGGGTTCGGTTAACGCACAGACAGTTCCGCTTGAAAAGAAGATTGCGCGCAAGCGAGCGCACATGGCGCAGCCATTCATTCAGTGGCTCTGTAAGGCTCGGCAAGCGATCGTTGGTCAAACACCTGTGCTGGTCGATCTGATCTGGCCAGAAGTCCGTACAGAGACGCTTGCGACGATGGCACAGGCTATCGCGCAGCTCATGACGGCGCTTGATCTTGCTCTTGAGCGGCATCTGATTAGCGACGACACAGCGCGTGACATAATTCGGCAGTTCCCGACTTTTCGCGTAATGAAGGATTCCGCGACGGAAGCTACAAACGCAAAAGACAACTATGAAATTACAGGTAGCGCTACTGCATCTCCCGTTATTGGTCAGAGCGCGACTACGAACGGCAAAGGAAAAGCCGATCAGCTTCCTCCTGTAAGCGCGCTCAACAAGAACGGGGGTTGAGTGTGCGAGCTGGAAGACCGCGTAAGCTCAGAATGAAAAAGTCACTGAGGCGCAAGCGGTATGGCGGACGCGGCAGGAAAGCAAATCAGGTTGTGGCGCAGGCGGCGCGAGCCCGAGTACGACGCAAGAAAGGATGACAATGGGAGTTCTTCCGGCAAAGCGAAAAAGAGTAGGCCGCAAGCGAGGAGCCAAAGGAAAGTTTGTTGCCAGCAAGAAGACAACAAAGAAGGGCTGATATGATCCGACGAATTACAAGCAACATCGGTCGCGCGAGACGCGTCAGACCGTGGCGCACTCAAGCGCCGAGCGGCAGGATACTTCAGAACGAGAGCACTCAGCGAATCGCTAGGCACCGTGACGTTGTGCCAACTGGCGAAGAAATTCATGTCCGAATGGTGAAGCCATGAAAATAATTTTCAACAAGACCAACGGTTATGGGCGTCAGACCATCAGCAAAACTGCAACTGGGCTCAGTGGCCCGATCCGAGGATTGAAACCGCTGGGGCAGTCAATTGCAGTAAAAGTTCGCAGAGGAAGGAGATAGCTACATGGTACGAATTTTGTCAAGCAACCCCGCGCGGCGTGGAATGAATTGGACTGGCCTTAAGCAAGTCAGCACAAACGCCAAGCGTGGAGTCAACCGCCTTATCGCGCGTGATCCGGCAGACGGGCTCTCTTTGCCCTTTGCAGACGACTTCACAGTCACCGATGGCGTTACTGGGCTTTCTGGCGTGTCGCCTGCAACTGAGGTTGGCAAGACTGAGAGCAAGCAGACTGGATTCGGCGGCAACGTCGAACTCGTTCCTGACCGGAGCGTTGACAAAACCATCAAGAAGAGGTAATTATGTCAACGAACCTTGAGACAATCGAGCTGGATGCCGTCGTATCTGAAATGGCAGCGGATATAGGAGCTGTTGTTCAGCTTGATCCCGCGCGTGTAAAATTACTGCTCGACGCAACGGGGGATACAAGCCCGGAGTTTCCGATCCTGCGTATTGAATCAGGCGTAAGCCGGAACAAGCGCAATTGGACTCCTGAAGTCCTCGATGACATTTGCGAGCAGATCAACAGGGAAGAGCCTGTTGGGTATCTCGGGCACATCAAGCCAGAGGACGCCGGTTATGCGTTCCCGAAGCCTCAGACGATTTGGCTCAAGGCAATAGCCCGTATGGAGGCAGGCAAGAAAGTCCTCTATGTCAAGGGCTATAACTTCCCTGACGCAGAAATCAGGGGGTACCTGAAAACAGGTGTGACAAAAGAAGCATCTTGGCGAGGTAGGGCAGCGGCGAAGGTGATTGGTGGAATTCAACACATCACGAAGTTTGCACTTGAAAGTGTTGACTGGTCACGTAAAGGCAAAGCTGGTATGAGCGCCAAGGTGGTTGCAATTGCTACTGAAATGGAAGGAGTTGACGAAGACATGGAATTGAGTAAGCTCACTTCTCCTGAGCTACGAGAGGGCAATCCAAGCCTCTACGAGCTGATTAAGCAGGAGGGTGCGGCCGAAGTGAGCAAGACTGTTGGTGAAATGCAAACGAAGATCGATGAGGCGAAAGCTGATAAATCGGTCTTTGCGAAGCTCCGCGAGGTTCTTGGTATTGGCGATGACAAAGACATCGTTGAGGCAGTTACCGAGATCAGCGGCAAGGTGGACGAAGCCAACAAGACTGCTCTCAAGGATCGCATCAACGCATTCTTGACAAAGAACATTAAGAATGACAAAGCGAAGGCCGCTGTTGCACGTCTTCTGCCTGTCAGTGAAATGGAAGACCTCAGCGATGAGGACTTGGAAAAGAAGATTGGGGAGTGCTTGGAGAAGGACGACGAGATCAAGTCGATCGTCTCTGAAATGACTGGGCCTGCCCCGCTTCATAGGCGCGAGGTTGCGCGGACAGACGATGACAAGCTCAAGCACACCAAAGCCTCAGTCAAGAAGTTCTAGGAGGATGAAGATGCCTGAACAACTACGACGTGTAATTGGGCCTGGTGCCTATTCTTCGCCTGATCCAGCGACTCAGGCTGGTGCGTTAGTTCCGATTGACGTTCATCCTCTGAAGGACAGTATTTCACCGGATTATGGCGGAGGCGTGCAGATCGCGCCGATTGTCGATGACACAAAGGCGGCTCCTGTAAAGGCTGAAATTGAAGTGCCTGCCGATCGAGGAGCATGGACTAAGCCGATGTGGAAAAAGGCGGCGGACGATCTTGGGCTTGTCATTCCCAAGAAGGCCAAAAGCGCAGAGATTCAAAAGGCAGTAGAGGATCACGAGGCTTGGCTTGCTGAGCTGAACGATGCTGCTGCTGACGAGTTGGATGAAATTGCTGCTGACTACGATCTTGACCCGGAAGACTTTGAGGATCAAGACGCGCTTAAAGCGGCAATTGTCAATTCAAAAATCAACACTCCATAGGAAGTAGGTGAAAACTAATGGGTCAGCTTTATAGCGACGGAAAGGCGATTGACGTAGTTGGGCCTGCGGGTGACATTAACATGGGCGATCTTTACCGGATTGGTGGTTGGAACGGTATTGCCATGAAAGATGTCGTTACTGCGGACGTAGATCGCAAACTTGCATTGGAAACTTCAGCGGAGCGTATTTGGTGGATTAAAATTCCAGCAATCGCACCGGCTGCGGGAACCCTGCTGTATTGGGCGACTCCGGGTAGTTATCAGAAGGGCGACACCCATCTTCAAACGTCACCGGCCACGGCGGGCGATGCCCCGGCGTGCAAGGTGCTTACCGCGAAGAATGCTGTTACCGGCTACTGCCCCGTTCGTGTTCTCAACGACGGTGGTGGCGGCGTAGGTTGGCCGGGTGGGCTAACGCAGGCGACCTTGACAGTCGGCTCTTTGGTATCGCATGTCATCAAGGTTACTGCGCAGCTCAAAAATCAGGATGGCGTCAACTTGGCAGTACGCGGTGCGGTAACTGTGTATTTGTCAGACGATGCAAACGGTGACTCGATCATTGCTACGGCACCTAGCGGTGGTTGGGCAATCGACACGAACGGCGTGCTGATTCCGCTTATTGCAAATAAGGCGGGGCAGTTGATTTCAGAGGCCAATGGTCTTGCTGACATCAACGTTACGCATACCGGAGTTAAGTCGTGTTACCTCATCGTTGTCCTCCCGAACGGCACGCTGGTAGCCAGCACCGTTCTGACCTTCGGCGCGTAACAGAAAGGGGTGAAAAAACCAAATGGAATCGTATTGGAAGGTAATTGACAAAGATCGGCAGCTCGCAAAGCTGCATGAGGCGATCAACGGCGGAAATAAAGAGCTGAACGATCTCTATATCAACGAAATGATCCAAGCAGCGATGGTCGATGGCGGCGGAATGCGCCACGTCGATTGGCAGGAAGATATTGACATTTCAGAAATGCTCACGACTTCTCAGGGGCAGATGGAACTGCTTGAAAAGGTTCGTATTGACGTAGCCGATGGTCTTGCGGATATTCCGCTTCTCTACGGCCCGTTGTACGACACTATTCCAGGCCCGTTCCCCGGTGGCGTGTTCCAGATCGATGAGTACACGTTGCAGGCAAATGTCATCTTCCTCGAAAAGTTCGAGGGTGGCGAGGTTCAATTCGGCACGCTGGCGGCGGGTTCGCCCTCGTTCGGCAAGATCACGACTTACGCGGCTGCGTTCGAGTGGACAGAGGATATGGTCGAGTTCGACCAGACGTGGAACATTACTCTGAACAACCGAGCGTTCGGTCGTGCCTACAACGCGTTGCTGAACCATCTGCATCTTGGTGCCATCATCGCCGGTACCTATGTAGGTGCGAATGCAACTGCGGCGAACGCAACGGGAGCAACTGACCAGGAGAATACGAACCTGACATTCCGGCAGGCATACGTTGACTCGATCAGTACCCTTCCTCAGCGTCGTGGTACTGCCGTGCTCGCGTCTGAGCAGGACAGGTTCCAGATCGAGGACGCACTTCTCACTCCGGTTCGTGACGCGCTGGGCAACCCGTTGCCGACCGTGCCAATCGACACCATCATCTATTACGACGGTGAGACGATTGACAACAAGGCAACGTCAGTGACATATCCTGGCGTTACTCCGGGTACGTGCTACCTCGTGTATCCCAAGAGGAAGTTGAAGGAACTGGTTCACCACGATCTTCGGATCGACATCGGCCCTGCTGATATTTCACGGTTGGTTGAAGGGCAACAGGTTGGACGGGCTCGGCGTGGTTTGTATGCCGATCTTCAGAATTCAGTCCAGAAGATAACCCTGCCCTGACCAGTGAAATAAGGAGGAACCACTTCTATCAAGCGTGGATAATCGGCGGGGTTGACTGACGGATCAACCCCAATGATTTTCAACAGAAAGAGGTAACAAAAATGTCGGACTTCGTCTTTAACATTTCAAAGGGTCGGGTGGCGGAACTTTATAATCGCGTGAAAATAGCCGACCCATCGACAGCGGCACTTGTCGTCGTTGCTGTCAATGTAGGTGCAACCTCAGACGCTACATTGAAAGACCTTGATACACTCGCCGCTGTAATTTCAGGTGGCGCTACAGAAGTGACAAATAGCGGCTATGTAAGAAAAGTTCTTTCGGCTGCTAATCTTAACGCGTTGTCACCTGATGACACTGACGACTGGATGGCACTTGATATTCCAGTCGATCCCACATGGACAGCGGTAGCGGCAGGTACGGGATGGACTGACCTAATTCTTGCTTATCGCCCTGCGACAGCTTCGCCTGACTCAGCGTGTATCCCACTGACGCAACACGATTTTGCAGTCACGCCTGACGGTTCTGACATTACAGCCGTGATTAACGCGGCTGGTTTTTACAAAGCGGCATAATTTTAGGAAAAGGAACAACCGTGGCTGACGCATATATGAACTTTGTGGCTGAGGCAGACACCGCGCTTGAAATTGCACGCGTCAAAGCTCGCAGGCTAAACTGCACTTCTGAGACTGAGCGTGCGGGCGCTATTCGTTGTTCCAGATCGATTGCGTTGTCGCAATTCGCAGAGATGGATACCGCTTTTTCAATTGCGCGTTGCAAGCGAGTACATCTTGCGCAAATAACTGAAATTGGTATCTCTCTGCGCGCAAAGAAGAAAAAAAGCAGGGCGCTCGCTTGCAAAGTTGAAACTGATGCCGGACGCGCGTTTGTGGTTCAAAAAGCCAAGAGTTTCACGTCGTCAAGTGAAATTGATTCAGCGGATAGCGTCAGACCACGGAAGAGTTACCGCATCACTCGCAGAGGGGCTATCGAACATGATTCAGTGTTTGCCTTTGTCAAACAGCATTCGCGGCGTTTGTCGAGCGCAACTGAGACTGACATAGCTGAAACGATCGTTCCACGCCGCACCGTCCGAGTTGCAGTAAGTACCGCGACTGAAACCAGCACCATTCTTCCAGCGCGAATAATCAAGGCGAAAGCTTTGACTGCCTTGCATGAAAGTGAAATTGTTACAAAGGTATCTGCGGATCGTGGGTTCTCGGTTAAGACAGCAACGACTCAAGACGCTGTATGGACAATGATTGTTCGTAAATCGGCGCATGTCGCAAGGGTCGTTGAAAACGATCTTGCAACTAGAACGCGGTTCCAAAGAAAGGTTGACACGCTTGGTACTTCTGAAGCTGTTTTGACAAGCGCAAAAGAAGACGCACCTGTTCTGACTAGCGCGAGACTTGAACAAGAGGGCGGCGGCATAATTTCAAACCCTGACGCAACACTGACAAAGGTGGGATTGTAATGGCATCAGTAGCACTCGACTTTTTACCACCGACTAACCCCGATATAGTATCGTTGTCAATCTTTGAAGGAACGTCCAAAGACGGTGAGTTCACGCTGATTGAAACGGTAACTGAAATTGGTGAGTACCCTGGTTATTTGACACGTTACACAACCGACCAAGCTATTAGCACGGCTGATTGGTTTAGGATTCAGTGGGTTGACAATAAGGGAGCGGCTACCGACTTTTCAGGTGCCGTCCAAGGTGGTACTTTTTTGCTTGTTTCAAAACTGATCGATCGAGTTATGCTACGTGATGCGACTTTGGATGAAAACTTGGTAGCGCAGGTTTGCGAATGGGTAGTCTCAAGATTCTTTGTCACTGAAACGCCATACGACGCAGCGATAGTTGCCACTTATGCGCAGCTTGAAGGGCTCACTCTTCTGTCTCTCGCGCGTGCGCAGCTTCATAGTCTCGCGCAGACGCAGACAGACGAGAGTTACACCGCTGGGCTCGTGAGTCAGAAGTCAGGCGTCGGCTCGCTTGCAAGCAAAAAGGTGCTCATAAGTACGTTGGTGAGTGAAGCCAACGCGTTGCTTGGAATCAATTGCAGCATAGTTTTGCTTCTTGAAGATATCGACCCGACTGGAACTAACAACGCAAGTTCGATCAACGTTGACATATCCCGGCTACTGATTGACATCGGATGACTCCTCGCATAATCACAAGATTTCGTGATCTTGACGACGTACAAACGCCGGTTGATGGTCAGGGCTTTGTTTATGACAGTGTTCTCGGTGCGCTTGTCCCTCACGCGTTGGCGTTTGGCGCTGCGGCTAACAACGGCAAGTGGCTCAAGACAGTTGGTGGGGCGCTCGCTTGGACAGCGCTAACGTCCGCTGATGTCGGCCTTGGGTCAGTCACCAACGACGTACAACTCAAGGCTGCCGATCTTGATGCGGACGTAACTCTTGCCGCAGACTCGGCTACCAAGATTGCAACGCAGCACGCCACAAAGACCATCGTTGGTACAAAGGTCGCAGGCCCAGCCTCGGCAGTAGACAACCGCGTAGCCGTTTTTGATGGGGTTACTGGCAAGACCATCAAAGACGGCGGGGCCACTCTTAGCACGAGGGCGCTTCTGTGTGACATTCAGACTTTCACCGGCAACGGCACTTGGTCGAAACCATCGGGTGCCAAGACCGTCAAGGTGCGTTGCGTCGGCGGCGGCGGCTCGGGCGGCGGCGGGCAGTCTGTTTCATCTGCAAACGGCGATGGCGGTGGCGGCGGTGGCGGCGGAGCATGTCCCGAGAGAATGTTCGAGGCTACCGATCTCACGGATACCATCGCAGTTACAGTCGGCGCGCAGGTGGCTGGCGGGGTACACGACGCGAATGGTAACGCAGGCAACCCCTCGTCCTTCGGAGGGTATCTGACTGCCTACGGCGGTGGTGGTGGTTCAAAGGGACTCCTTGCCTCTGGTCCCGCATCCGGCGGCGGTGGCGGAGGATCTGGTTCTGCAGGCGGGGCTGGAGTTATCAACGTGGGCTCGGTCGGCGGTTCTCCTCGGGCATCAGATACGGCCGTGGCTGCAGCCGGACTAGGAGAAGGCGGTGCTGGCGGGACTTACGCCTATGCCCACGGCGCTGCGGCAGAAGCGGGTGGAGGGGCTGGCGGTCGTGGTGGTGTCGGCGGTTCATACGTTGGGATGAATGGTGGCTGCTCTCTGCGTGGTGGCGGCGGCGGCGGCGGCGGAGCCGAGGTAATGGTAACGAGCGCCAGCACGGCAGGAGCTGGCGGCGCTACGAGTGTGTGGGGTAACGGAGGAGGCGGCACGGCTCCGGGTGGCGCTGGTAATGCGGGAACCTCTATCAAGAGTGGCGCAGGCGGTGGCGGTGGCTCCGGCTGGCGCTCAGATCAAGTTCATGACGGCGGCGCAGGCGGCGCAGGCGGCGCACCCGGCGGAGGTGGCGGCGGCGGCGGGGCGGCCAGAACTGGCGGCGCAGGCGGCGCAGGCGGACGAGGGGAAGTGCGGGTTACAACATGGTTCTAATTCACAGTTTGAAAAAAAATCAATGAGCGCAAACAAAATAGCATTTGAAAAACGCGCAGCAATTAGCGGGTCGATCGTGACGTATCACCGCGAGACTGGCGGCACCGCTTGTCCTTGCCTTTCATCGGCAGGATTCAGGGACTTGCGCTGGCACAAAGAAAATTCTGGCGCGGTTATGTGCAACGAGCGCGGAATGCTCGACCCAGCGGTTGTTGAAATTGAAGGAAAAGCGTTTGTTCAACTTGTCCAAGCTGGCGCGGTAAGAAGAATGCAATCAGAGTACATCTCTGGAATGTTTCCTGGTGAAATTAAAATAAACGACCACATCGGAATTTTTCCGTTGACTTTTGGCGGGATTGAAATTGACTTCATGGATTGGAGCCAGAGCGGTGAGGAATACGTTCTGTTCAGGGGTCGTCGTTTCCTGGTAGTATGCGTAAACCTGGTACCTGACCCAGCAGACGGCAACCCCCACCACTTCGAGGTAGGGCTACGCTTAATCGCTACCGATAGGAATGTCACCTAATGGCCACTTGGGGAAATCGAACTGCTGCCATTCCGGGCGCGATGGGTTTATCGCGCCAAACGTTTGAGGAACTTGAGCGCGTGGCAAAAGACTTTGATACGGCATCAAGGGAGTACGTCTTTGTCATGGACGTTGTTGCTGAGCTGCACGCTAAGTTCATGCAGGCTCGTTGTCAATGGCATTATCGTGGGCCAGTTGGCGGTCGCCCTTGGCTTGACCCTGTTGCGCGGTTGACAAGTGAAACCTATCAGGGTTGGTATGTGAAAAAAGTTGGACTAGGTATTTGGCGTACTGCTAACCCGACTCGCGGTGCCATTGCCGTAGAATTTGGAATTTTCAGAGGCGGTCACGCAAGACGCCGACCGATCATGAAAACCTCTGTCATTGAGACGCTTGCGTTTTCGTCAACCACAGCACTCGGAAAAAGAGTATTGAAAGGAACCTTCGGAAATCTGCGCGACAACCACGGACATTTCAAATCATCTGCCGCGATCTTTTCAATGATCCCCGGCGCAATGGGCTATGTGTCACGAGCCAAGGGCGGTGGATAGGCGCATGACCTTCAACCCTGACAAGTGGGCAACGTCTCTTAACGACGCTCTGAGAGAGTACGTTGAAAGCGTGCTTGACTTGGACTTGTATGAAATCATCTTTTCGCACCCGAGCCCTAGCGACATAAAGAAGGTGCCGATACCAAAAACGCTAATCAGCTTTGAAATAGATGACGTTGACGCACCAAACTTTGGTTTTGGTGACAATGTTGTTGACGCCGACTACAACACAGGCACCGGCGAGATCATCGAACATGAGGCAGGAAGCCGTTTGGTGACGTTCAACGTAGAAACGTGGGCTAGCATCGAAGCTGGCGGGCCTACAGCTCGCCTCGCAGCACGCGAAGACCTCGATACCCTGTTCCACGGCCCTTCAGCCTTCGTAGCGTGTATGGCCTTTACAGACGGTATTGAAATAATAGCGTTTGGGGGAGGAAGATTCATGAACGACACGATAAATGATGTGACAGTTTTCAGAAGCGTCAATACCACGTTGCGTGTACGCGTCTACACGCGCAAGACGCAAGCGCCAGGGCCATACGTTGATGAAATCGTCCAACAACCATAGTTTCACAAACAGATAGGAGGAGGTTAAATGTCAAGTTCTCAACTTTATCCTGACATTATTGATGCGAGCACTCTCGGGCCAATTTTTTCAGAGTCTCTTTACCTACCGATCGCGGTCGAAGGTAAAATGGGTGCTGATGGCGATGCGACAGTCGGTACTGCTGAAACCATCACGTCCCCGTTTGAAGCGGTAACTGCGTTCGGTGCTAGTGCTACGTCTAGTTTGACAGCGCTCATTCTCTTCTTGCTTAAGCGAGGAGTTGCTTCGGTGATAGCTGTTGCGTCAGCGGAGGCAGAAACTCCTGCGCTTGAAGATCGGCAAGCAGTGTGGGCTCAGCTCGAAGACGACAGCACAATCCGAATTCGGCTCACGGACAGCAACGTGCAAGCTGATTTGGTTGGTTTGGCTGAGTCGTGCTTGTCGGCGGAAGGAATCTACAACAAGCAGATTGCTTTTGGCGGTCTTGCTTCTGGCAAGACCAAGGGCGAATTGATTTCAGCGGCGACAGCTATTGCGTCGAAGCGTTTCGTCTTGGTCGGGCCTGGTGTCTATGATGACGTTGGCGTTTTGCAAAACGGAAGCTTTGCGGCGGCTGCTGTGGCGGCGTCTGTTAGCAAGAACCTTGACATTTCAGACGATCTTGATACCTACACTCTCGCAGGGCTGACAGGAATTGAAAAAGACGCCTTCGGTCTTCCGCTGTTTCGTGTGAAGGCAAATGCTGGTACTCCTGACAATGAGTTCGAGACTCTTCTTCAGGGTGGTGTTTCTCCGCTGAAGCAGAATCAGTACGGCGGGGTTGAAGTGACGCATCTGCGGACCACTTACACCACGGATGAAACGTTCGACGCGTTGATGACTCGGCTCATTGTGGATCAGCTCTTCCTCGATGTAAAAAAGTATTGCATTGACAGCAAGTATCTGCGTCGGGGCAATACGGCAGCTACAAGGGCTGACCTTCAGGCGGGTGTCGCAGCGCTCCTTGCTGATCGTTCCAATTGGCTGCTCATGGTTTTGCAGCCAGACGGAAAGATGGGCTATGGCGTAGCAATTACAAGTTCGCCTGACAACCGGCAGCTTACAGTTAGCTACACCGGGCAAGTCGTTCGTGGCATTTCGACCATCCTGGTCGATGGCCATCTTGAAATTCCCGTTTAAGAGAGGATGTGATTATCATACCGTTCCTAGAGGGTCTTAATGCAGTTGATCTTGGTCTGTTCGTCGCAGGCGAAGATTTTGCTGCTACACAAGATATGACTGAGACATTGAACCAAGAAGTCACCTATCACGGCGGCTTTGGCGTTGACGGCCCGATCCTTCGTACTGTGCGCAAGGCTGACGCTGATGAAGTGTCATTCTCGGCTTTGCTTCTCAAGCAAGGTGTAGCGAGAGGGTTGAACGACGAAAGTACGTTGAAAACACTGCGAGACTTTGAAATCATCACTCGCAGGGGTGACGGAAGGCAGGTTTACACTAACTGCAACTGGACGAGCATCAGCATCAGTTCAACGCAAGACAGCGTGACATTGAACTGCACTGTGAGCGTTCCAGGTTACTCTCGGAGTTGATAGATAAGGAGACGGGTAAATGTCAAGAACAGAAGAGCTAATTGAAAGAGGAGCTAACGCGCTCGTAAGAAGTGCTGAGGCTAGCGAAGAGCTTCTTCGGCTTGCCAAAGAGCAGACGGAACAGATCGAGTTTGCTGAGGCTCTTCCAACCTGCCCTTACTGCGGGAAGAATGACCCAATTGTAACTCCCGAGGAAACCGGCGAAACAAAAGGGAACGCGTCTGATTACTTTTTCATCGGGCGCGTTCATTGTTGCGACAGAACCGTGTACGGAATTCCATCGGGAATGATATTGGTTCATTCTGTCGAGGCGGCGAAAATGTTAATTTCAGAAAGAAAGGCGGCAGGAAATGGGAGCCATTAGTGAGGCAATCAAAAAATCAAACAGACTGAAAAAGATGCGGTTGGGGCAAGAGGCTCCAACCTTTGTCAACCTTCGTGGTGAAAACAGAATCGCGTTGGTTCCTCTCATTGAAGCAGAAGAGGAAATGGCGTGGGTCGAAGCGAGCCACCTTGGGGCGGAAGACAACACATACGGCCAGCAAGGGATGGATAAACGGTTTCGCTCTTCTACGCTTTTTTACGCAATGCGGAATCCTGACAACTTGAAAGAGCGCGTCTTTGATTCGTTAGAGGAACTACTTGAAACACTCAACAGTGACGAAATTAACGGACTCGCTGAGGAATATCAGATGATGATGGAATTCTCTTCACCGAAGCTCGATGGGGTTTCTGAAGAAGAGTTGGTGGAACTAAAAAAAGTCTTGGAAATGATCGACTGGAACGTATTGTCTGGCAGACCTTGGTGGTATCTAAGAAACTTCCTTTCGAGTCTCACGCGCACGCAACTTCAGGACAGCTCATTTGGACTTTCCTTAATCAAGAGCTTGACTGGGACGAGCGAATCAGAAGAGCCCACCCCCACTGCCGACCAAAGCTGACGCAGACAGTCTGCGAAGTGTGCATGGAGCCATACGACCCAGACGTAGAAGAACTGGTAAGAGAAGAGTACGAAGAGGAAATTTTCAAGCCAGGTGACGAAGTGGAATTAACAGGGTTTGAAAAAAGCGAACGACGTAAAGAGATCGAAGAACTAATTTCACCTAAACGAAAGTAGGCAGCAGTGCCAGTTTGGTCAGAAGAGATTGGTATCAACTGGGTCAGTCATGGACAGCAGCTCAGAGCCGATCTGAATCAGATCAAAAGCGGGTTCAGTCAGGTCAACCAAGCAACCGGGCAAAGCGGTAAGCAGCTCGGTTACTGGGGACAGCAAATGAGAGCCCTTGGTACAACGATCCGGTACGCTCTTGCTGGTAGTGTTGTCTACGGCGTGATTACAGCAATTTCAAGTCTCAGTCAGTTTCAGGTAAAGCTTGGTGAAATTGACGCAATTGCGACACAGGTTACGTCTAGTGGAAAACTCAAGGGCGTCGGCAACGAGCTTGAGAATCTTGGAACTGACGCATTGAAAATGTCAGTCAAGTTTGGATTAGCTGTGACTGACGTGCAAGAATATATGCGATCATTTTATTCCGCCTTTGATGCGCCAAGTGGAAAAGCTGGCGTAAAACAGGCTTCAGGCTTGGCAGATATGATGTCGCAATTTACTGTGGCGGCAGGGGCAGACGAAATGGGTGATCCTAAGCAGATGATTGCGGGTATCTCTGCGTTGATGGGCGGTAAATACAAGCCAAAGCGCGGACAACAAATGGGGTCGATGCTGTACGCAATGCTCCAAGAGTCGCCTACCCTTTGGGGTCAAGACGTTGCTACGTCAGTAGGCCAGCTCGCCCCGGCAAAAATAGCCGGACGAATGACACCGGAACAGATATTCGCGGTACTGCTTCAGGCGTCGAAAGCCGGTGGCTCGCCAGGAATGATTACGCAGAATGTCAGACAGCTACTCACGCAGTCTCTTGTCGCACCCAAGTCGGCTGCTTCAAAAGCAATGATGCAGCAGTACATTGGAACTTCTGACCCTAACCAGCTATACAAGATAGGCGAAGACAAGGTTCTGAAAACGTTGCTAAGGGTGCTTGGAGGAAATGTCAAGGTTCGCAATCCAAAGGCTCTCAATAGCGCGGATTTCACAACGGATCAAGATGTTCCTGCAATGATGAACGCAGCAGGGGTAAGCGGCGGCGCTAACCTTACAGCGATCTACAAGTTGTTTCCTCGTCTTCAGTCCGCCCGCGCGTTCCTCAACTTAATTGCAACGGGTGGAGCAGAAGGGCTGGAGAAAGCTGCAAAATTGCTGGTTGAAGCTGAAAAAAAGAACACGCTGGGGCTCGCGGCCAGAAGAGCAAACGACCAACGGTATCTGTTGCAGTTTGCCAGTGCCACAAAAGCGGTTAGCGTTCAGTCTATGCGTGGGTTAAATTTCATTTTGAAACCTGCCGCTAAGGCTGGCACTAGCGTTGTGCAATCCGCGCTGAAGAACTTGAGCCCTCATGAACTAACTGGTATTGAAGCTCTTCTTGCTGGCGGTGGAATAACCGCAATGCTTTTGAAAAGAGCGGGCAAACTTGGAAAAGGCGCAAGCAGGGGGGTTGGACTTGCTCAAGCCGAGCTTATTGGAGGCGGAATTTCAGGCGCATTTCAATCGGCTGGTACAGGTGCTCGTGCTGCTCCTTTTTGGGTCATCATTGATCCGATTTCTTGGTATATGTCAGGCGCTCCATCGGGCGGTAGCGGGCCAAACCCAGGTGGTAAAACTATTCCTCCGGTTGGTGGTTTTTGGAAATCAGGGTGGGGCAAGAAGTTAGGAAGAGTTGGTGGCAGCACTGCTGCCATTGGTGTTCTTGATGCGGCGATTTTGTTATCAACGCCGGGGTCAGAAGAGCAAACTGGTCGGCATGGAGCAGCTAGGCGGCTTGCGGCAGCGCAACGGTTCCCACTGCTCAATAAGGAGTTGGGTAAACTGGGCGCTGGCAAGTTTGCTGGAAATCTGAGTATGCAACAGCAGTTGGAAGTAAAGGCTCTTGAAAGTTACATTGAAGGAAAAACGCCAGCAAAGAACGTTGAAAATTGGCTTAAGATACAGAGGCGAGAAGCTCGACAGCAGACAGCGGCACAAAAAATGATCGGCGAAGCAGTAGTGACAATAAACCTGAAGGCCGATAGCATACTTGGCAAAGCAGTGAAAAATGCCGATCAACAGGTCACGGTTCCTGTTACACTATGGCCGTGGTCAGGAGCCCCGGCAGGAACTTATCGCGGTAAGAAAAAAACCTCGGGTGCCACAAACAAGAAGGGCGGCAATTGATGACTCCACGGCCTCCTACTGTACCTGACGACTCACGAGATACCGCGCACTATCTGCTTGTTCCAGACCGACAGTTTTCACGCCCGTATCTTGCCATTCCCGGTGACGCTGTTTTTACATGGCCAATGGCCGTCGAAGGTTTTGAAATTGCAGACGAAGCAGAGTTAGGCGTACACAAATATATCAGTAGCGGTGCAAACCTCACCGTTGATGTCGTTCATAAAGGTGAAACACGAATTACATTGACCGGAACGTTTCCTGGGTGGACAAGTAGTGAAAACATGCAAGCGCTTCGAGACGTTTTTTACAAAGACACGCCAAGTCAAGGAAAGCTTTTGTACTTGCCGGGGATTTTAGCAAAGTCACAGTTTGTTGTTTGCGAGTCATTGACAAGTGCGCATGCTGACGACGAACGAACAATGGACATTGCATATACCGCAGTTTTTGTTTGCGTCAATCCTGGCGTGAAAATAAAGGGCAGCTACGAACCTATCGGTGCGACCAAGAGCACGAAGGTAGGAACACGAAAGTTCAAGACCACTTCAAAAATCAATACACTGCGCAAGATCGCCAAAAAGGTTTACAAGAACTCAGGCAAGTGGACGGTTTTGTATTCAATTTCAAAGAACTTGAAATACTTCAAGAACGTGCCGACACACAAGGTTCCTGACCACAAAATTCCGGCAGGGAAAACGGTGTATTACTAATGGCAACCTCCTTTGCCACAAAAAGCAAGATCACGACAATGGAGCAACGCACCGCTATTCAATTCAAGCGTTGGTTGCGAAGCAATCCCCGAGCCCCGAAAAGTTTGAAAATCCAGAAGTTCGATGAAATTTGCGATGAGGTTCGCGGAAGATGAACTTGAACACCATCATATCGATAGCGATGGGTAAACAGGGCTTCAAGCAGTACGCCGCTTGCCGCGTGGAAGCGTTCTCGATCGAGTCAGCAATGGATACTGACGCCGATGTTTTCAGCATTGACGTTCGACCGCCGACGCTTCTGAATGTCAGAGAGTTTTTGGTTCGAGACAACGAAGTACGCGCAAACATTTTCACCGACAAGGCTGAACAGCTTCACAGCGGAATTTCCGACATGGTAGTTTATGAAAACGGGATGCTTTCGATTGCGGGGCGTGATATTAGCTGCGTTGCTACTGATTCGCAAGCTCCTCCTGGCATGAAAAAGAAAGTACGACCGCACGTACTTGTCGCCAACGAAGCAAAACTGCTTGGCATCAGTCGATTGAAATTGACGCCTGTGAAAGCAATCTCAAAGTTCTATCGAACGGGTTCAGAATCGTATTGGGAATCGTGGTACCGGCTATACAGCCACCGCAAGATGTGGTTGTGGGTTGATTCCACCGGCAGGCTCATTGCCGACAAGCTGAACTACAGTGGGTCGCCGTCGTATTACTTTGGTTGGCCCAAAGTCGGTAAAACTGACAAACGTTGGATTCCGATCGAGACTTTGAAAATCACGAAGTCAGCGCAAGGCAGGCTCGGAGAAGTTTGGGTGTTTGGCACACGGTCAGGTGGCGGCACAGGTTCGAGCAACCTGATTGGTTTTCGTGGCCGAGCCATTGATCGAACGATCAACTCGTGGACTAAACAGCCGTTGAAAATAATCACGTCTACCAAGTCAAAGAACAAAACTGAAGCCGTGAAAGAAGCGTGGGAGGAAATCTTCGAAGGCAAAGTAGGCGCATTTGAAATTGAAATCACTATTCCGCATAGCATCCTTGGTACGCTGATAAAACAGAACCGAATGGCGATGGTGAATTTTCCCGAGATCGGTATCGTCGGAATGTACTTTGTCGTTGGAACAAAGTTAGAAGGTGGCACTGATGGTTATACGCAAACGATCAGACTCAGAGAAAAGCAGTTCGCAATTACAAAACGCGTTCCTGACGATCCTGAAATAGTCAAAGACCCTGGCGATACAATTACCCCTTCTGACGCGGGCGGGGCTCTTTCGTCTTCCGGTATTCGCTGGGGCGACGCTTTTGCTTCTGCCGCTCAAGAATTTCACGGAGGCTGGGACTACACCTTGTTCCTTGGTGTGCTGCTTGCTATTTGTAATTGCGAAGGAAATTTCAAAAATGTCAGAGAAGGCGGGGATACTGAGTGGTACAAAAAGCCAAGTGACACTGTTCTTAAAAAAGGGCCATACGGCGACTACCCAGTACCGTCTAGCGAAAAAATCAATGAGTGGAAAAGTCTCTTTGCCAACAAAGCCGGAAACAAGCTTAACCCATTCAGCCGCGAAGCTGGCGTTGGCCCAATGCAACTCACTACGGCGAGCTACAAGGAGCAAGCTGACAAATACGGAAAGAGCCATGACGAGTACAGTGGTGGTCGATGGATGCCTTCGTGCAACATTCGAGCTGGGGCTAAAGCCTTCGCCGGAAAATTGACTGGACTCGACCCGCAAGTGGATGCGAATATCTGGATCGGCGTCGAGCGGTATAACGGTTCTGGCCCTCGTGCTCAAGCGTATCGCAAGAAAGTTTTCACTGTCTGGAAAAGCAAATATGCCGCAGTAACAAAAGATGTTACCAAAACGGGTAAACTCACAATGTCAAGTGAGTACAACGTGGCTGACGAATCAGGAAATATGGTTACAGTGCAAGTTCCGAAGAAGGCTCCTAACTATGTAAAAAAGGCAATTCACTACGGGCTCAGACAACTTGGCAAGCCGTATGAGTGGGGAGCCAGAGGGCCAAGTTCATTTGACTGTTCTGGACTTGCGCATGCGATGTACGCGGACGCTGGTTTTCCGGTATCATTGGGGAACACGTATACGGACTGGAACAATTCCAATTTCAAGCATATAACAAAGGATCAATTGCTTATAGGCGACTTGGTGTTTTTCAACAACCAATCGCACATGGGCATTTATCTCGGTAACGGACATTTTCTTCAAGCACCGCACGCTGGTGATGTAGTCAAAATTTCAGCTCTGAACAGCGGCTATTATCGAGAACATTATGATGGTGCCCGACGTGTTGTGCAATGGAAAGACTCCTCGGCGGGTGATTGACAATGAACAGAGACGAAACATTGCGGTTAATCTTTGAAGTAGTAAGTTCATCGCAAGCGCCCAGCGAAATTGTTTGCGGACGTGTAATCAAAAGCGACGCAAAGAGGAAGTTGGTTTGGCTTGAGGAACTTGGGGATCAGCCAATTCCGCTCGTTGGCTTTCGGGGTTATCTTCGGTATCTTGAAAAAGACGCAAATGGCGCAGCTCAATCAAAAAGAATTGAAATTGATTATGACGTTCCAAGTGTAGGAGATACGGTCGCGGTACTTAAACAATCCGGTGAAAATCGCTTATCTAAATGCGTTGGAGTCATCTTGTCAACAGGATATGTAGGAGAGTGAAAAAGAATGGCAGTTGATCTCGCTATTGACCCAGCTACCGGCGATTTGCTGTTTGGGCCTAACTTGGACTTCCAGACGGTCACAGAAGACGCCGTGACAGCACAGCGCGCTCGTGTACGGCTTCGTATAGAGCAAGGGTGGGTCAATGACCCTTCTGACGGTTTACTCGGCAGCAGGCTCCGAGCGGCTTTGCATCTTCCAAGATCGCGGCTCCTGTTAGAGACGAGCGCGTTCATCGAGGAAGCTCTTGCGCCGATGGATGACATTGAGATTGTGAGCGTGATGGTAAACGAAAGTGATACCGACCCGAACGCCCTGAAAGTTTCGCTTGAAATTCAACCTTCTACGTCAGACGATTCTGATGTCGTTGGTGAAACGCAAATCATCGATTTTGACCTTCCACTTTAGGAGGATTTCATGGGACTAGAAGCATTGTTGATCTACAAGACCAAGGACGAAATCGTTGCTTCATTGATCCAGCGATTTCAAGCCCGCATTCCTGACATTTGGACAGAAGAGGATGGCGTCTTCCGCATCTTCTGTGAAGTCTTTGCGGCTGAACTTGAAGGCGTGTATCTTGCTAACCAACTTCTGCGCGATGATATGTTCATTCAACGCGCAGGAATTTCAACCCTCGAATTGAAAGGCGACGAATACGGCCTGCCTCTCAAAGATGGTACACCGTCTGCTGGCAATCTACTGTTTTCAGGAAGTGGCGGAACGGTCATTCCTGAAGGTTCGTCGGCTTGCGTGACGGTCACTGATGACGACATACTTTACTTTGTTACAACTGAAGAAGCGACAATTCCTGATCCTGGTATTCCTGATGCACTCACCGCCGTTGATTCGGCGGTTGGCGGCAATCCAGTTGCAGGAACCTATGAATACGCCGTGACATTTACAACGACCGAGGGTGAAACACTTCCTGGGCTCGTCTCTACTCCTGTGACAACCGCACTGGCGCACAAGATCACTTTGTCAAATATCCCGACAGGTGGTGCGGGAACATTGCACCGCAAAATATACCGAGCGGTGAACGGCGGTGCTTTTGCGTTTCTTACGACGATCATTGACAATGCGACTACGGGGTATCTGGACAACACTGCAACGCCGGTTGGTGCCGTCCCTGCTGTCTCGACGGCAGAACGTATTACAGTTACCGCTCAGTCAGACGATGTGGGGCTTGCTTACAACGTCGCCATTGGTGCGGTCATTGAAATTGCTGATGTGCCGGATGGCGTGACAGATGTAACGAACATCGCGGCGTTTACAGGTGGCGGCGATCCTGAAGACATGGAAGTGTACCGGCTTCGGCTTCTCGATCACATTAGGAGCCCAAAATCAGGTTCGATCAGCGATCTCGAAGCATGGGCTGAAGAAATTTACGGTGTCGATCAGGCTACGGCATTTTCAAACATGAACGGGGTAACGCCGACAAACGGGCATGTAACTGTTTACATTGTCGGCCCTGGCGGAACCGTTCCAGACGCTCCAAAGCAGGCAGAAGTGCTTGCAGCACTTGAGGCTCTTGACATTGCGAACATGACAATTCATGTGGCTACGTTTACACCCAAGACAATCAATGTTGCTGTTACGGTTACGCTCGACACTGGATATGCGTTGGCAGATGTTACAGCAGGGGTAGAAGCGGCGGTTACTGCTTATGTCAACGGAGTTGCCGTACACGAAACGGTCTATGTTGCTGGAATTACAGACGCGGTGTTTGGCGATGTTCCTGGCGTTTTGACATTGGTGGTAACTACTCCTGGTTCTAACCAAACCTCAGCAGCTACCGAAAAACCCGTCATCGGAACTATTACCGTTACGTCGTAAGGAGAACAATGTCTACCTTCCCAACACTTCCGGCAGAAGAGGTTCCGACCGACATCGAGCTGAGCTTTGTCGAAAGCTCACCCACTGGTCTGTGGCCTGAAAACCAAGACTCAAACATCGGGCAAGTGCGAAAGGTTTTTTGTGACGTTCTTCAGGAAGACGGCGCAGATGAACTGACTGAGTTGTACTTTGAAATGTTCATCTGTACCGCGTCCACGTATTTGTCATTGTGGGAAGAAGAGTTGGGCGCTTCAATCGAACCAGCCGGAATGTCAATCGAAAGTCGTCGCGCAATTCTGGCCACAAAAATGCAGTGGGGCGCATTCACTCGTCCTCGAAGAAACGCTATCATTGAAAAGTTCATTCAAGCCACTCTTGGTGGTGAGTCTGCGCGTCTGACTCCTGCGGGTCTGCCACTTGTAGCAGACGGCATTCAATTGTGGGGCGAGCTTTCTGACATTTCACTTGCTTATCGAGTAGATGAAGATATAGAAGATTTTAGTTTTGTCATTTACATTGTCAGTAGTATCACGCCGTCGATCGATGCCATGACGCGTGAAATGAATATGATTCTTCCGGCGGGTTTGTCATTCACTGTTGACAACACGCAAGCAACGTTATACTAAAAAAGGGGTGTGAAAAATGTCCAGAATTAAAGAGTTTGACAGCACAGGGATTGCGCCCCTTGGCCGTCTGTATGCGGGCGACTTGCTTGCGATGCAAGACGCGTGGGCTGACTTGTCAAACTTCGCACAGACCGTCGATGTAGGAACATTGCGGTTGGGCGAGACTGGGCTTCAGCTTCTTCGTTACGGCGCGGGCGAGGCACGCCTTACCGGCATGCTGCGAGTCGATGAAATTATTCGCGGGTTGGGCGGGGTTATCGGTGGAACTTTCACTACAACAGCGCGTGACGCAATTGCGGCTGGAAAAGCCCCTTACGGTCTTGTAATTCTCAACACTACGACCAATCAATACGAATGGAATGTTGGTACAGATGGAGCGCGAGTTTGGGTCGGAATCATGAACAACACGATGGCCTGGACGCCCTATACCCCGGCGACGATTACGGGATGGGCTACGTCGGGGCGGACGGTCGCGTGTTCTTACTTGCGGGTTGGAACGAAGACGGTAATAGTGAATTACCAAATCAGCGGGACAAGTAACGCTACGACCGTATCGTTCTCTACCCCCGCGCTTGGTAACTCTAGCGCTCGTAATGCCTTCGCTGCTGGAGCGGGTCTGGATAACGATACTCACTACATCCCAACCAGTGTCTACGTTGCCGCCTCTAGCGCCAGTATTACTTGCGACCCAGCCTATACCACCGTGACACCTGTATGGACTAACCCTGGGGCCAAGAGCGCTTGGGGCCAGATCATCTACGAACTCGCCTAGCTGACAAAGGAGACGGAAATGGAATTGGAAAAACAGGATTTGATTCTCATCATCGGTGAACAAACTGTGAAAAATAGACTTCTTGAAAACGAGCTGGCAAAAACCAAAGAAGAACTGCAACAAGCAAGACGGATAATTGCCGACATTGAAAATGATCGGCTTGAAAAGGAGGCGGAAAATGGATCTTAGACTGACAACCCCGTACATGGAAGGCCACAATGTCAAGGTTCTTCAAAACTGGTTGAAAACCAAGAAGTACCTGAAGGGCGCGGTTGACGGCGTTTATGGCCCTGAGACAGCTCGCGCCGTCAAAGACGCCAAATATGCTCTTGGCTATCGCACTGTCAACAATCAGGCTGGCGATCTCATTCTTGCTTACCTGTCCGGCAAGAAGAAGCCCAACCTAGCAATGCGGGCTCGGGCAAAGTCTCGGGTCAAGAAGGCGACGAAGGCGATTAGCAAGCACATGAAAATGCTTCAGGTCGCAATAAGTCAGACTGGAATCAAGGAGTCCCCAGCTAACTCGAACATTGTGAAATTCTCTATTTGGTACAAACTGATTGGCCCGTGGTGCGCTATGTTCCTCAGTTGGTGCGCAAGCAAGGTTGGGTTTCATTTTCACTACGCCTATGTTCCGTATGTGCTCAACGATGCACGATCAAGGCGCAACAATCTGATTACCGTTTCGAGAAGCGAAGTTCGACCCGGCGATTTTGTCATTTACTGGGGCGGGAAGCACATCGGAATGTTTGAAAAATGGATCGAGCCCGGCGTGACTTTCTTTGCACGCGAAGGGAACACATCGGCAGGAAACGACTCAAACGGCGGCGAAGTACAACAACGGGAACGCAAACTTTCAGATGTCACTGAATTTGTGCGTTGCACGAAATAACAAGGAGAGAATGTGATTCCCGCACCGTTATTCGTTCCAGCAGTTGCAGCTTCAGCTTTTCCTGGCTTTGTAGCGGCGTTGACTTTGCGTGACAAACTGGGCATACTCGGGTTAGTTATAGGACTATTTTTGTCAATTGGTTCACTCGTTGGCGTTTTCTATGGAGTGAAATGGAAAACAGCAGCAGACGCAGAACATGATGCGTATATTGCGGTAAAGCATTTGGCCAGTGCGCAAGAGGCCCGTCTTGGTGTATCTCAGGTAGTTTCAGCAGAGTACAGGCAAAAGCTCGATGAGCGCGATGCCCTGTTGGTCGAACTTCGAGAACGGCTTGCGACCGCAGAAAAACTGCCCAACATGACGGGTCTTTTGAAAATACTCAAGGCGCATGATAGCGGAGCAAAAAAACGCGACCTTGCTACCGCAAAAGCAGTGCAAGCTGCTACCGAAGCGTTGGAACGGTTGTTGGCGCGTGAAACTACTGCAATTTCGCAATCATCAGCATTAGTCAAAGCCACAGATACGTTGACAAAGGTTGTGGACAACCTTGAAGGGCATTGCCCTTACTTGTCAACCGCTGAAGTCCCGGCAGCAAGTTGAAAAGGAGTGGTAAATGAGTCCTGAAGAAATGGTCAAACAAACTGATTCTCTTGACCGGCGGTTTGAGGCCGAACGCGCTCTAACCGAAGCATCGGTCAAGGTGTTTGCAGAGCGACTGGCCGGGATGGATCGGGCTACAGCTCTCCTTGATGAGACAGTCAACCGGGTGCCTACGGAGGTCACCAAGGAAGTTACCCATCTACGCGAGCTGACCGAGGAGCACTTCGCCTCCATCGCCTTGCAGTTCAAGGAGCGGGACTCCCGCGCCGAGCGTGAATCGAGAGACAGCAAGATCGCACTCGACGCCGCTCTAGCCGCGCAGAAGGAAGCGGCAGCGGAACAGAACAAATCGAACATGTTGGCGATCGACAAATCAGAGAAAGCGACGGCGGAAACGCTCACCAAGCTTACTGATATGTTCGAGTCCAGAAACCGCTCTCTGTCTGAAAAGGTCGATGACCTGAAAGAGCGTATCAATGGGGCAGAAAGCCACTCAAGAGGCGCTACGGACACTCGCACGGAGAGTCGTCAGAATGTCAACGTGTGGATCGGGGTAGGTGGGTTTGTTCTGGCGCTCCTCGCTTTTGTTGTCATGGCCTGGTCGCTCAGTCGTACACCCGCTGTGTCGGTCACGCCTGACCAGACACCGGCCGTAACTGTAACCGTTCCGTCAGGAGGGTAACTATGAGCTTGAACTTGAGCTTGCCACGTATCTTGGCATTTGTTTCTACTGTAATTTTCATTCTTGTTGTTCTTGGCGTCACAATCGAGTCGTTAGGAGGGTTCGAACTTATGGCGCTTGGTGTTGCATTTCTTTCAGCCGCTCAATGGGTCTGAATTTCATTGAAATCAAAAAAGGAGGCACCAAATACAAAACAAGCTACACCGCTGACGGTTAGCGGCGACTTGTAAGCGACAATTGGAGGTTTTTCATGCGCAGGCTCACCGTACTAATGGCTGCCATCTTTGTTTTCACTTTGGTTGGCAGCCAAACCGAGGTAGCTCAAGCAAGAACACAACCGACCACAACAGCAGTACGGTCGGAGCAGCAAAGAATCAAGAACGACATTCTGCAAACACGAAACAAGGTATGGGCGTGGCAAGACGCGCGTTCACCTGTTTCTTGGGAGTACCCAAGCATTCGTACTAGGGGTTCCAAAAAATACCTGAAATCAGATTCAATCCCGTATCTCCGCTATGTAAAAAAACACTGGAAATCTCTTGCGGCAGAAGAGTGGAAAATCGCTAAGAAGTACAAAGACCCTTACACTGCCATTCATTACGTTTTTGGTAGGTACGGAGATGACGCTTGGGAAGTAGCAAAATGCGAAGGAGGCAGTCCCGTTCCCTTCGTTTATGCCCAAAACGGGCAATATTTGGGCGAATTTCAAATGGGCAGCGGTGAGCGTTCACGATACGGGCATTCACACACAGCGCTAGGTCAGGCAGTGGCGGCGTATCGCTACTTCGTCGCGTCGGGTCGTGATTGGTCGCCTTGGGAATGCAAACCTTGGTGAGTTTATTTGGTAACAATACAGACGAAGGAGAAGCGAAATGACAAGTAACCTTGCACAGCTATCAGTTCTTGTGGGAGCCCTGCTTCCATTCCTGATTAGCGTTCTAACACAGGTCAAGTGGAGCGCGAATGTCAAAGCTGTTATCGCATTTGCAATTGCGATTGTAGCTTCCGCTTTGACAACTTGGGTGAGCGGAAATTTTGATCTCCACAACTGGGCAACTTCGTTGATTGCCGTCTATCTTGCAGCGCAAGTTCTGTACCGTAACTTGTGGAAGCCCACAGGCGCTACAGGACTGGTCAGCAAGCTCACGGACACGAAGGCGTAGGTTTCTGCCCTCGCGGGCAGATGCGCGGGTGAGAGTGGCGTTCAGGCCCGTCACTGAGCAAAGCTCTCACCCGCTAGACAGAATGCAAGAAACGGTGATAGAATCAGCACTCTTCGCCGCTTCTCCAAGTAGATAGTTACCCACAGAAAAGAGGAGTTTTCAATGACGCCTGAAAAAGAAAGAATCCCTGAAGAAGCAGCAGCTCCGACTGAAGCCCCGCCGAAACCTTCTGACGCAGCAAGCACTGTTGTACCGCCAATGCAAATAGGGACTTTGAAAAGGCAATATAGTTCGTGGGAATTCTGCTTGATTGAAGCTAAGAAGAGTAGGTCAAAGGTGACAATGCACCTTGACACTGTGACTGCGTTTACCGACAACGACGGAATGTGCGTAGTTGAAATAAAGTACGTGGAAGAGGACTTTATTTACGTTTCTGTTGTCAGTGATGACGCGGTTTACACCCCTTGGGTTGGCAAGAGGCATATTGTTTCCACCGAAGTTCTTAGAAGTGAAAAATGAAACAACAAAAACCCCTCGCGCGCGTGTGCGCGCAAACCGTCCTTAGTAGTGTTTCTTTCTTTCTTTATCTTTGTTCTTTTCTTCTTTTACTCTTTATTAACTGAAATCGAAGTAGCGCGCGCACGCGCGTAAGAAATTTCAAGCCCGAACGTAAGGAGAACCCGTGTCCGTGAAACTGAAGCATGCTTATGCCGCAGGATTGTTTGATGGCGAAGGTTGCGTGATGTTTTTTCAACGCACAAGCGGTCAATGGCAAACGGAATTGACATTGTCCAATTGCGATCGGCTGGCGTTGGAATTTTTGGTTGACTTGTTTGGCGGTCATTTTCGTGTTGCTGCGAAACTAGTAGGAACGCGGCGGCATCCTATTGGCATTTGGAACATAAGTGGAGATTCGGCAACTAAAGCGGCAAAAGCAATGTTGCCGTATTCGATTTTGAAAAAAGAACAGCTAACTCTTTTTTTGGAAGGTAGGGCTACAGTTAAAGGGCGGGGGCGTCCTCTTCTTGCCCCTGTTGTCAAACAAAGAAAAAAAATTGCGCAGCGAATACGCTTTTTGAAAAGGCCGCAATGGCAAGGGGCCGGGTCATGAGCGTTGAAGCCCTGGTGGTAGCTGCGATAGTTGACGACGGAGCACCGGCTTTGCGAAAGTTGTACCAAGCTGGTGTGAGCGCTGAAGACTTTGTGTCTTTTGAGGACGAATTTCAGTGGGTAGCAGAAAAGCTCGCTGCTAAACAACCAATGAACGTTAGGACGTTCCGCAATAAGTTTCCTGACTTCGAGTGGATGGTGTCGAGCGAGCGGCTTCAAGACCTTTTGCAAGAACTGAAGCAAGAACGAGCGTACTACGAGCTGCGAGCGTTCAACGACACACTTTCCTCTGAGCTAGAGCAAGACAACGCAATTGAAAAAATTGCTGAGTCGAAGGAAATTCTGTCGCAGATAGCTCGGCTCCATGTTCCAGTTCAGAACGTCGCGCTGATCTCGGGGTGGAGAGATCATCTTGCCGACCAACGTGCTTTGCGTTCTCTGAGAGACGCAGGGACGCCACCAGGCATCCCGTCGGGCTTCAAGTGGCTCGATCATCACTGGGACGGTCTTGGCTTCGGCCGCATGATTGTTGTATTGGGAAGACCCGGAAATTCAAAGAGCCTGGTTACTACTAAATTTGCTGCAACAGCAGCGTTGAACAAATACCGCGTCCTTCTTTTTAGCCCTGAAATGAATCGGCGAGAGCACGAGTGTCGCTTGAACACGATTCTCTCTGCCGATCCAAATGTGAAAAAAGTGTTGGGGCTTAAGCATGCCTTCAGAAACAGGGCTCTGATGAACGGCGTTGGCTACAACTTGAAATCGTATCGACGGTTTTTGGAGTACATCGAATCGCTTGGCGGCGAAGTCGTCCTCATCAACAAAACAAACAACCACCAGCTCATGACGCCGAGTTTCATTGAAGCGCAGGTTGCCGATCTGAATCCTGATCTTGTCATCATTGACCCGATCTATAAATTGAAGGCTCCGCGCAATCGGGATTCGCGTGTTGCTGAAATTGCTGACATTGCGGATTCGCTCAATGAGCTATCACGGAGTTACAACATTCCCGTCGTTGCCACTAATCAGGCAAACCGGCAGGGCGATCACAAAGGTGACGCACCGCACCAGGATTCGAGCTTCAACAGCGATGTGCCGGTTCAAGTTGCGGACGCTGTTATTGGCTTGAAGCACGTCGAGGATGAGAATCGTCTGATCTTTCGTTGCAGCAAATCTCGGTTCGGTCAAGATTTCAGGTTTGAAGCAGAGTTTTACCCAAATATCGGAATGATTCGTGAAATTGATGAACCTGCTGGAAACTATTATAACGGAAAAGAAAGTTCTGTAGAAGACGAAGAATTGCGCGAGATAGTTGATTCGGCCGTTGGAACGAAAGGTGGTGAAAATGATGAATGACCGACACTGTGATACGCACGGAACGTTTGTGGGTGACAAAGGTTGCCCCTTCTGCAAGAATATGACACCTGCCAAGTCTTCTGTGAAAATCGTCGGGAAGCAAAAGCAAGGTACGAAAATTCTTGATCGGCGCAGCAAGTCTAACCCGCAGCCAAAAGTAGAAGTTGGAATTGAAAGGAAAAACTGATGACTGGTCGAGGCTACTACTTGTGCGGCTGTGGCGTAAACGAGAAGCTCAATTACAGCAATGAAAAAAGAAGAGACACGCAAGGGTACCCGGTCTGCCCGGAACATGGAGTTCGTGAGTACGGCTGGCGGACTGGCCCACTGAAAGCAGACGCCGCCGGTCGGATGGCGCCTGTAGGAACGCATAATGCGGTTTGAAGGCCGCGAAATCGATCCGGTTCAGCTATGGTCACGCTGGGTGGACTTTCCACCGAATACGCCGAGTTTGGGTTTTTCACCACTCGTTAAGTGCCCGAATCCAAACCACGAGACAGGCAAGCGGCACTTCCAGGTCAACTTAGACCAACCACTCGTCCATTGCGTTAGCGGCGAAACTATGGTTCGCACGAGCAGAGGACTCTTTCCTGCGGACTGTTTAGTTGGTGAAAAAGTAGATGTTTTGACGGCCGACGGGTTGTACCACCCTGCGGTTTGGAAAGAATATGGCGTTCAACAACTTTGGCGCATATCGTTGTCGAATGGTGATGAACTGTATGCGACTGACAAGCATGAATGGGTTGTTTCCCCTACTCAAGTATCTCGGTTCGTTGGCGTGCCATATTGGAAACCCAAAAAGCGTGAAAAGGTAACTACACAAGTTCTTGAAGGTCGCCAACTGCAATTTCAAACAGCATTGTCATTTGATTATGAAAATGACGCTGATTATTTGGAGGGTGTCAGGCACGGGTTGGTCTTTGGCGACGGCCATGTGTATATGGATGGCAAGTGGACAAAGATGAGACAATATGGAGAAAGTCGCGAGCTAGTTCAGCGGTATTTCAAAAGGGAGTATATTTCAGAAGGGGTCTTGCGTGGTCAAGGAAATCTGGAATATACTTCGGTTTCGCATTTGCCTGCGCATTGGAAAAAGCTACCTAGCAGATATGAACACAGTCTTTCTTATTTGCGAGGGTTTGTGGCGGGTCTTCTTGCTGCTGATGGGCATGTGACGCGAACAGGACATTGGATGATTCATCAAAGCAACTTTGAAAATTTGGTTGAAATCAGGTTAATAGCGGCGCATGTTGGGTTAAACAGCACTTCGATTGGTCTTGGACGAAGAGATAACCCGTGGACTGGCGAATACGCACCGAATTGGAAATTGACATTTCAAAAAGCGTCGTTGTTCAACAATGGCAAGATTGACGAAAAGCTGGTTGTGCATCAAGCGCATCGCCGAAACGTAAAAGAAATGCCTTTGGCCCGGTATCACTCATCGGTGTGCGTTGAAAGCGTTGAAATAACTGATCGCAAGGAGGTTGTGTATTGCTGCGAAGAACCAATTACGCATACTTGGGTCGCAGGGCCGGGGTATTTGTCAGGAAACTGTTTTGCGAACTGCGGAATTTCAGGTACATACGAACATGCAATTTCAATGATCGAAGGTATTGATGAACGGCACGCAAGAAAACTCATCCTTCGATTCGCTAGCAATCGATCTGGCTCGGTGTCTAAACGCAACTTACGGAATACCCTGGTCGAAGGCGCACATTCTGGTAGCGCAATTACAGATGAAATCAAGTACCAACGTTTCCTTCCGTCGTTCGGAATGGACTACCTTAGTTCGAGAGGCATTGGCAATGAAAGCGTTGCAGGATTCCAAATCGGCTGGGATGCAGAAGAACGGCGAATTGTAATTCCTGCTTTTGACGAGAAAGGAATACTGCGTTTCCTCATCAAGCGGGCCGTGAAGCCGAAGGATTGGCCGAAGTACCTGTATGCGCCTGATGGCTGTGAGAAGTCTTCCCTGCTATTTGGAGCTTGCAACATCGACCGGGATTTGCTACTATGCCAGGGCATTGTTCTGTGCGAAGGGAGCCTTGATTGCATGACCCTTCACCAAAACGGTGTCCGAAACGCAGTAGCAATCCTGGGCTCAAAATTGTCAGTAAAACAATCACGCATAATTTCACGTCTTAAGCCTCGCCGCGTCTACTTGATGTTTGACAAAGACGCGTCGGGCTTTCACGCGATCGTTTCTGCTGACAGACTCCTAAAGAAGTATCCCATTTTCATTTGTCTCTACCCTAGCGGTCGTCAAGACCCGGCGGAACTGACAAAGGCAGAGGCTCAGCGCATGATAGAAAAGGCGGTGCCGTTGACAATGTTCAAACACCGTTTGCCCGGAACACTACAAAAGGAGTTCAGATAATGGCAAAGAAAACCACCACCATTCGTGGCGTCAAAAGTTCTGACGACCGAAACGCTGGCCGAGGCGGATACATCACGTTGAAAAAGACCGGAGAAAGCTTTGTCGGTTATGCGTTGTTCATTCCGCTTCCTCCTGACGACTTGAAAAAGAAAGAGAACGCCGGTATCGCTGAGGCATTGGCGAAGGCGGGAGCAAGTGAAAACCCCGGCTATTACGAATACTGGGAGCACTACACACCAGCAACGGGTTACGTTCCTTGCACTGGCGAGGGCTGCTTCCTCTGCGAAGAGGGTGACAACCCGAACACTCGTGCAAAAGCGTTGTGGCTCGTTGTGTCTGACGAAGACGATGACCCTTCAGAGGGCGAACTGAAAACGTTTAACCTCAATTATTCAACGATCATGGAATTCGTTGACTACGTGAAAGAGGGCGAAACAGTCTTCGGCAAGATGTTCCGTATCAAGAGGCAAGACGACCGGGGCAGGTACACAATTCGGCCGAAGAGCGCAAGCTTGAAACCAACCGCAATCAAAGCGTCGTTGAAAAACTCTCCTGATTACGAACAGCAGTTGGTCAGTACGCTCAATCGCGTCCTCGAAGAGCAGGAAGTGTCTAGCGCTCTTGAGGCCGATGAAAATGAAGTCGAGGAAAAGGAAGAGAAGAAGACGGCGGCTAAGACCAAGGCTGACAAGAAGACCACCAAGAAGGCCGAGCCCGAGGAAGAGGTTGAAGAAGAGGAAGAGGACGAGACAACCAGCGGTTTTGACCCTGAAGAGGATACTGAGTTCGAGGGCGACGCTACGATTGTCAAAATCTTCTCTGACAAGCTCAAGGCAAAGGTTAGCGTCGAAGGCGTGGAATTTGTTGTCTTCGCTTCGGACGATGTTGACTTGGGCGATTTTGGTAAGAGCGAAATCGTAACGATCGTTGCTGAGAAGGACGACGATGGCGATTTTGTTGCTACCGAAATGTCTAGCTCTGACAGCGAGCCCGAGGAAGAGGAAGAGGAGGAGCCCGCAGAAGAGGAAGAGAAATCCGATTCTGAACTTCCTGACAACTACGAAGGAAAAGCCAAGATCGTAGAAGTCAATTCTGAAGAGCAGACGTTGAATGTCGAGACGGAAGACGGCGTTATCTTCGATCTATACTTCCTCGATGACGGCGAAGACGATAACGGCAACAGTTGGGCCGATCTCGACCTTGACGATTTCAAGGCAGGGCAGCAGATCACCATTTCTGCCGCGAAGGACGAGGATGGCGACATGCTCGCTGATGCGTTCCCGGTGGTTGCCAAGAAGAAGACCAAGAAGTAATTTCACCCCTGGACTGAAAGGCGGTACAAGATGGCGGTAACACCTGCGCAGTTGAAAAAGCGTGTATCGGAAGCGATGGATATTCCATTCGCAAACAAGACTCAAGAGAAGGATTATTACGAGTCTCTTGGTTACGTGATCGAGGAGCTTCTTGAAGCAGGCGAGACGATCAACCTATTCGGGCTTGTCAAGATCACGCCTGTTTTCAGGCTGGCAAAGCCGAAGAGGAAGGGCACTGATCCTCGAACGGGTGAAGAGACGACCTTCGCTGCACGACCGGCGAAGATTGCGCTGAAGGCTAACCCGTTGAAAAAGCTCAAGGACGCTCTGCCTTCTACGACGAGCAAGAACGGCAAGGTACTGCGTGACGTAGCGCAGGAGAAGGCTGACAAGGCCGTAGCCCGTCGCGAGGCTGCTGAGAAAGCAGCGGCTAAGGCAGAGAGAGCCGCGAAGAAGAGCGCGAAGTAACAATGCGAAAGACGGCGCGTGTAAAAAAAGCGTGCGACTTGCATGTCCACAGTACCTTTAGCCTCCTTGACGGGTTTGGGTCGCCAAAGAATGTGGTTGCACGCGCCGTCGAATTGGGATGGGGCGCGGCTGCGCTTACAGAGCACGGCCACATGGGTAGCGTTCCTCCTTTTTACAGAGCATGTCGGGAAGCGCGCATTAAACCGATTTTGGGGGAAGAGTTCTATACTGTTTCTGATGAAATTTTAGGCGTCAGAGATAAGGAAGTACGCAAGTCGGCTCGGCACCTGACCGTTCTTGCGCTGAGCGCCGAGGGTTACAAGAATCTTGTTGCTTGGTCAACGTTTTCAATGCAGCCGGAGAATTTCTACTACCGGCCGCGAATTTCATTAAATGCGATGATCGAGCGAGCGCCGCAACCTCTTCATCACAATGTCTTCATGACTGGTTGCCTTGGTGGCGAATTGGCGCAGCTCTTGATCGGCATGAAGCCCGATCTTTATGCCGCCTCTTGCTACATCGATAGCATGAAAACGATTTTCCCGAATTTCTACATTGAAATTCAGAACCACGGTCATCCTTCGTTTATGGACAAAGGGTTCGTGGCCTACGAGGGTATGTGCGAGGCTGAGGATCGAGTACGCGAACGTTTGCTGAGGTTGGCCGCAATCACTAGGACGCCGGTTGTGTTGACAAACGATTCGCACTATCAGACTGTCTCGCAACGCAAAGCCCATATTTCAATGCTCAGTTCAAAGATGAAAAATTGGGCGAAGGAAGATACGCACCGCGTTCAGTCAGACGAGCACCAAATATCGGGGTTTGTCAGAGATTATTGCTACTGGACTGCGCATTTACAGTCAATGGAAGAACTGGAAGAACGGACTGACGGGCTTAGCGGGGCTTGTGACAATATCATGGAAATTGTCAAGGAGTCAAACGTTCGGCTGAGTGCTTTGGACTCATTTTCATATTCAATTCCGTTCTCGGGCTACGATAACCCGATTGAAAAAATTCGCAATCTCAGTAGTTCGCGGCTCAAGGGGATTAGTCGGAAGCATGGCAAGATCGCCAAGGAACGGTTTGAGCACGAGCTGAGCGCGATGGGCGACTTTGCCCACTACCTGCTGCTCATGTCTTATTTCATCAGGACGGCTGCGAAGCAAGGCATCTTGACAAACACAAGAGGGTCGGCATCCAGCTCCCTTGTTTGTTACTGTCTTAGCATTCACGATGTTGATCCGATTGCCGACAAACTGACATTCGAGCGATTCTATAACCCGCAGCGAAAGAAGCTGCCGGACATTGATATTGACATTGAGCACGACCGCTATGACGACTTCATGAAAATCGTCTTGGAGAGAATGGTCGAGCTGGAAGGCGAGGGGCAGGTTGCGATGATAGGCAACTATCAAACGCTGGCCAACCGCTCTTCGTTCCGTCTGGTTGCAGAAAGCCTCGGAATTTCAAAAGAGATTCAGGATGAGATCGCCAACTTGCTTCCGCAGATGATCGACTCGGGCATGGTCGATGAAGAGGAAGACGTTTACACAGCGCTCAAAGACACTTATCCTGAAATTTACGAGCTGGCTTCTGAAGTCTTTGACAATCTGAAGAGCGTGGGCCAGCACGCATGCGGCTGGGTCTTCGGAACCGCTGAACGTCCGTTGAAGGATTGGGTACCGATGTATCTCATTGCGTCGTCGGGAAAACTTGTCACCCAGTTCGATTACAAGAACATCGAGAAGTTCGGGTTCAACAAGGGCGATTTCCTGCGGCTCAAGAATCTGAGCGTAATTTCACGATGCCTGAGTTCACTCGGCAAAAACCCGCTTGACCTTCGGCAGATACCGACTGACGACCCTGAGACGTTCAAGATGCTTCGCAGCGGACGAACCGAAGGCGTTTTCACTTTGCAGGGGAGCACGAACCGGCAGGGTTGCATCGAAGTAGAGGTTGAAAAAGAGTCAGACGTGATTGCGTCGGTTGCGATTTACCGCCCGTCGTTGACTCGTCCTGGTTATCACACCATCTACAATCGGCGGCGCAAAGGGATCGAAGAGGTTGATTACACGTCGAAGGTTGTCAAAGACGTGCTGGAAGAGACTTACGGTATCCCGATTTTTCAAGAACAGATTCTTGAACTTGGGTACGAAGTCGGGCTCGACCACGACGAAGCTCAGCAGTTGCTTGACGCGATCAAGCTTGCTAAGGGAGTCGGTAGGGGAGCGAAAGAAGCCTTTGGCAAATTCAAACCGATCTTCATGAAGAAGGCGTTGAAAAAGGTTTCTCAGGGAGAGGCTGACGAGGTTTGGGAATTGATGAATTCGTTTCAAGGCTACGGCTTCGCAAGGGCTCACGCAACGTCGTATGGTCGGCTCGCTGTCAAGTCAGCTTACTTGAAATGTCATCACCCGCAAGAGTTCTTCGTTTCGTTACTTGATGTCTATCCAGAAAAGCATCGTTACATTGCAGCGGCGAAGGACGAGGGATTCAAACTGCTTCCTCCCGATGTCAACCTTTCTGCCGCAGGATTCACACGAGGCCCGAAATCCACTGAAATTTTCGTCGGTTTGGCGCGTGTCAGGGGAATCGGCCCGGTTGCGTTGCGTGCGATTCTAGCAAAGCAGCCGTATAGCTCACTGGAAGACTTCAGAGAGCGTTTGCCGAAGGCGGCGGTAAAACAACCCTCAGTGGAAGCTTTGGCTGCTGTAGGGGCATTCAGGAGCTTTGGCATCAAGCCTACGGATAGTGATGAAGAGACGTTGCATGTTCTTGGCTTCCTCCTCAATCATCCGAAGGCAATGGACTTGAAAACGATGAAACCGAAGCATGCCGGTCGGCGGGAGAGTTCAAGGGGATGGAAGCATTTGGGGCTCGAACGTAAAGTGCCATTGACGCCACGAGGAGCCAGTGTCTCAAAATTGTTTTGGGTTCCGAATCTTCCTGCCGGTGACATTCTAAAGAAGAAAGCATCGGCAATGGGAAGAGGTAAGAGTTGGCTTCTCCTGGTGGTAGATGAAAACGGTCTTCCATTCGAGTTGATCGTAGACGAAGCCAAAACGGAGGAATACGCATACTTGAAATTCATGGCAGAGAAGTGCCGTGGCGCTGTCTTTTGCTTTGATGGTTCAATACGCAATCCATTCAACCTCGATGGGCCGCTAGGTTTCCGGTTCTTCGATGTCACTGGAACGATGCAAGAGGAACCTCAGTGTTGGGGAATTGAAGATGAAAATTATGTGAAGGCTTTTAATCTTCTCCACAAAAGAAAGCGGAGGGCAAGAAGTCAAAATGCAAGCAAAGCCTGAGTATTTCATCGGTCGGCATGTTGTTGCGACAAAAGTGAAAAGGAAGAACGGCAAAAAAGATGGCTTCACGATCTTTTTTGAGGGTGATGGCGAATTGTATGTGGGAGCGGATTTGCAATTTGCTGTAGCAGAAGGGCTGCCGGGGTTGGTTCTTGAACATATCACTGTTAGCCAAGATGAAGCTGAGTTGACATTCAGATTGCCAAAGAAGGATGGGCACCGCGAAATAATTACTTGCCCGCATGGTCGGCTTTTGGTTTGCGATCCTGTTTATACGAGTGGCAAGTATGCCGTTGCGTATAGCGATGACTCAGTGACCGAGATACCGCCCGACCCGTCTGTTGAACGTGCGGCGGAAAGTCCGGAGTGGAAACCGAGGAACGACCCGCCGAAGAAATTGTGGGATGACGACAATGCCGCTTGAAAACAAAGACAAACCAAAGTGGGCTAAACGCGCATCGGGCCTTTTAATTCCTGGCCAGATCGCGGAGAAGTTGTCACTCAAGGATCAGCTTCACAAAATACGTGAGTCCGAACTTGTTACGAAGATCAGCAAAAAGCGTAAGAGCGGAATGTTGGTTGTCACGAAAGAGAAGCCGGGTGCGCGGGTTCATGCGTTGAAAATGAAGAAGAAACGTCGGGCCAAGAACAAGGTAGCAAAAATGTCAAGGAGGGTTAACCGTGGACGCTAATTCACCAGAGGGTCAGTTGACAAAGCGGTTGGTTTCTGCTGCGTCAAAGGCTGTTCATGACCAACTTTTGATCGAATCAGATGAACAACCACTTATAAGGCGTGACGGCGCAGGGTGCGTGAGTTTTGAAACGCACGTTGGGTGCCCGCATGTTGGAAAGGCGATTCGGTTCGAAGTGCTCATGAAAGTAGCGTACCCTTAATGGCGCGCAAAGGAAGGACTGCTTCACCTGCCGCCGCTTTAGCCAGCGCTATCAACACGGCAATGAAAGCCCCAGTGCTCGGGTTCGCCAGCGATGACAAATACGAGGTCAAGCGCGTGCCGTGCGGAAGTCTCACAGTAGAACGAATTACGGGCGGCGGGTTTCCTCGCGGTCGTCATGTTGAAATCTTTGGCGATTACTGTGTTTCGCCTGATACGGCGATCCTTACGTCTGACCTGGAATGGTTGCCAGCAGAAGAACTGAAATGCGGTAATGAGTTGGTCGGGTTTGACGAATTTGGGCCAGGTGGACGAGGAAAAAAGCGTAAACTTCAATTGTCAACAATGGGGCGCAACAATCGGCGGGTATTGCCGTGTTTTGAAATTACAACGGACAAGGGAACAAAAACTGTGGCTAGCGCAAGTCACGGGTGGTTGACCTTGAACAAAACATATAAATCGCCGATGTGGATAACGTCGCGCAATCTTTCAGTTGGTGACAAAATACTTTGGTTGGGGGATCGCTGGGACAAGCCTGAAAATGCGGAAGCGGCAACATACTTGGCGGGGTTAGTTGATGGTGAAGGTTGGCTTAGTGGCGGCCGGTTTGGCTTTTCTCAAAACGAGGGCGTTGTGTTGGATTACGCACTTGAATTAATGAAAAAACTTGGTTTTCAAGTTCATCACAGGTCAGCAAACGGAAATGGTACTGGCTGTCATGGCGTTTATGTTTGCGGTGGTGTTCCTGAAGTCATGCGTTTTTTGGGTCAAGTGAAACCAAAAAGGTTTGACAACAAGTTTTGGGTTGGTAAGGCATTCACCACACATGGGCAGAACGGGTATACTGACGGTCGAGACGTTTATGCAACAGTGAAAAAAGTGCGGTATGTTGGGGAACAAGAAGTTTGCGTTTTTGGTACAAGCACCAAAACCTTTTTTGCCGATGGCCTTTGCTCTCACAATTCAAGCGGCAAATCGTTTCTTGCGTACATGACAATGGTGTTGGCTCAGCAGCGGGGCGAGCTATGCGCGCTCATCGATAGCGAGGGCATCTTTGATTCCAAGTGGTTCAAGAAGCTTGGCGGCGACATAGACGAGTTGCTGATTCACCGGCCGAGCACGGCGGAAGAGACGATCAAACTTCTGATGCTTCTCGCTGGCCCGGAAGGTGCCGATATTGTGACAATTGATTCGGTGGCGTCGCTTCTGCCGAACGAAGAACTGAACAAAGACCCGGAGGAAGGTGAGGATCGCACAGCGGGTCGAGCCCGGATGATGAGCCGCGCATTGCGTCGAGTCACCACGGTTAATGATGAGACGCTTTTCATCTGGACGAATCAAGTCATTGACAAAATCAGTGGTTATGGCGGCATTACGACTCCTGGTGGTCGAGCGTTGAAATTCTACGCATCTATTCGGTTGGAACTGAAGCGCGAGAAGAAGGAGAAGCGGTCAAAGCAGGTTGCCAAGAAGGGAAAGCTCGTCGCTACGGACGTACCAGTAGGCCAGTGGGTTATGGTGCGAGCTGAAAAGCAAAAGACAGCTCGACCGGAAATGGCTGGCATGTTTCTCTTTGATACCGAGAACGGCTGTATCGATCATGAAGTTGAAATCATCAACTTGGGGCTCCAAGACGGTGCAATCACGCGCAGCGGAAACACCTTCACTTACATTGACTCAGAGAAGCAGCCGTGGTCGGGAACCGAATCAAGGTTCAAGAAACTTCTCATTGACAATGACGACATGCGCGAAGAGTTGGAATGGCTCATTGGCGAGAAAACCAAAGAACTGACAATTTCAATCGAGGAGGCATGATGGCACGACTTAGAACGTGCGATGTATGCGGGAAGCCTGCTGAAATCGTTGCCAAGATTTACCTTTCGCCGGTCAGGAACGGAAAGATGACGGACGCCTGCAACTACTCAGTCCGCGCTGACATTGGTAGATGTTGTGTTGAGTCAGTGAATCGGTTCGCCGCATGGACGAAACGGAGAAAAAAGAATGTTGACAATTAAGATAAAAATTGAAAAAGAAAAGGTTTTGTCTTCAATGTGGTTTGACGAAGAATACTTTTTGGAATTGAAAGCTGAAGGAAAAAACGATTGGGAAGCGCTTATTGAAATGATGAAAGAATGCGCTGAAGAAGACTTTGGTTCGCTGATAGAGGAAATCCTTGACGCTGAGTTCGGGGCATCTCTTTCGGGGTTTAATCAAGTTGAAATAGCTGAGAATTTTGCGATGGCGATCAAAGAAATTTCAGTGGTGGAGGTAGACAATGGACACCCCTTGGAAACAAGCTAACAAACAGCGGAAGGCTCGCCGCGAAGAGGAGCGGGTTGGCAAGCTTCCTGGTGGATCGAAACAAGTAAACTCGGGCCGTCACTGGTTCAACAGGCGTGACAACACGCTTTGCGGGTTTCTGGTGGAAACGCGGATCACAAACAGCGGGTCGTACTCGATCAACAAGGACGAATTCGAGAAGATCACGCGTGAAGCGTTTTCAACACCGCCAGGGATGCTACCTGCGATGATGGTCAACATTCAGGGATTGAAACTGATCGCAATTCGGCAGGAAGACTTTCTGGCGATACAGGCAATGATCGAGGAAGGGAAATAACTTGCGCAAGCAACGCCGGGTTGTTGTTTGGTTTTCGTGCGGTGCCGCTTCTGCGACTGCTTCGTACTTGGCACTAAAAAAATATGACGTTGACCGTGTACGTCTCGTTTATTGCAACGTACTTTCTAGCGAGCATCCATCGAATAAAACTTTTTTGAAGTCGGTTGAAAAGTGGCTTCACAAAGACGTTGAAATAATAAGCTCGTCAAAATACGTTTCAATCGATGACGTTTTTGAACGAACGCGATATATGGCTGGTATATCTGGCGCAAGATGCACTACTGAAATGAAAAAAATTCCTAGATTTCAATATCAACTCCCTAGCGACATTCATGTGTTTGGAATGACCGCAGATGAGATAAAACGCATTGACCGCCTTGACGCCAATAACCCTGAACTTCGTTTGGACTGGGTATTGCGCGATGAGGGTTACACAAAACAAATGTGTTTGGATTTGGTGGCAAACGTCGGGATTGAACTTCCGGCTATGTACGGTTTTGGGTTTCGGAATAACAACTGTATTGGGTGCGTGAAGGCGACTAGCATTGCGTATTGGAAAAAAGTACGAAAGCTTTTTCCAGAAACGTTTGAACGCCGCTCTTTTCAATCTCGGAAATTAGGAGTTCGTCTTACGCGCTTGCATGGAGAACGAATTTTCATTGATGAAATTCCGTATGACGAAATAGATGAAGAAATAACTGAAAATATATCGTGCGGCCCTGATTGCAATGACAACGCAGACTGAACGCCGAATTCGTGACGCGCGCCGCTCAAAAGGTGGCGTCCTCGTACCGCTGATCGAGGAACTTCTTGAGAAGCCGCAAGATATGGACAAACCCGGCGATGTGGAATTTATGACTGCGCTACTCAATGCTCGCAAGATGCCGCGCATTGAAAAAGTCTTCTCGCCGTCGATGCTGGGACAGTGCGTGCGTCGAGCGTATTTTGCGCGAATGGGATACGAGAAGGTGCTTGTTCCAGACCCGCGAATGAATTCGTTCTTCATTGATGGGAACTTCAGGCACTTCAAGTGGCAGTATTGTCTATACCGGCTCGATCAGCTCGGCAAGCTCAAGCTGATTGGTGTCGAGCTGCGCACGTATCATCCTAACGGGGATTTGGTTGGAACGCTTGACGGCTTGGTTGTAATTGACGATGTTCCATACATCATCGATTTCAAGGGGATGAACGTTCAGGCGTTCATGAAATTTCAACGCGAAGGCGCGACGCCGACGCATCGAATTCAACTCGTGTGCTACGCGGTCAACAACAACATCGGTCGCGTGGTCGAGCCCTTCAGCGGGCAGGAATTGAAATCTCTCAAAGTTGACAAGTGTATCTTAGTCGGAGAGAACAAAGGCGGGCCGACGCAGAACGGTTCACCGACTGCGCTGCACGAAGATGTCTTTGAAGTATCGCGGTATAGAAGTGAAGTCAAACGGAAATTGAACGAGCTTAGGAGGTCAGTCGATGCGGAAGAAATCCCGAAGCCAGCCTGCACGAGCACCCGCAGTATCCAGTTTGAAAACTGCCCCTTCTCGAAAAATTGCAAGGAAGAGGTCACACGTATTCAGCGAGGAAGGGAAACTGAAAATCGAACTGCCGTCGATCGAGAACGAAAGGTTCCTGGCACAATTGTCACTGGTCGTTCCAGGCGCAATAACAGCAGACGAAAGGGAATTGCGTCTTGATTTCACTTCGGTTAGCTCGAAGGAGATAGGCCGGATACATAGTGAGTTCGCAGTACGCGTTGGGTATGCGATCTATCATGCTTCGATTGCAGAAGCCGATCTCATCGAGAAGCGGCGCGAACTGAAACTAGCCAAAGCAAGGTTCATTGACAAAAACCAGGGCAAGAAGTTTGAAGTTGACGCGCAGGCTGCTCTTGAGCCCGAGATTAAAAAGCTAGAGGACGGTATTGCCGTATTGGAAAGGAAGAAGGCGTTGATCGAAGGCGTTATCGGTGCGTACTTGAAATTGCAGGAGGGCAGTAGCCGAGAAATTAGCAGGAGGGAAAATGAGCGAACAAGCCGTGGAGATTAAGCGTTATCATCAGACGGCTTACCCTATTGCCGATGTCGTCAGTCTTCTTCAACCTTTTCTTGAGAGGGAAGGGTCGATTTCAGCATTGGCCCGACGCATAGGCGTCAGCGAAGCTGCTGTGCGTAAACTCGTGCATGGCGACCGGCAGTGGGTCAACCCGCGTACCGCTGATCGGTGGTTTACTGCGCTCGGCGCACCCGAGCTGCTGGACGACTTGAAAATCCTGAAGCCTTGGAGCTTAGGCAAGCCTCCTAAGAATAGCTTGCGTAAACCGCCCAGGGATGATAAGATAGGCGTGGTCGTAGTGGCGACAGGGAAAGGAGCCGCAATGCAGACAGCTAGGGAACGCAAGCTAGCCGTTCGACAGAGAAGCGCTGAGGCTTGCTTGAAGTCAGGAAAGAAAACTTCAAAGGTGCGTACTTTTTCAATCAAGCCGCAGGACAAAACGAAGCAGCAAAAGCCGCGCCACTCAAAAGCGTTCTATCCTGTGATGGCGAAGCCGCGTGAGCCGTCGTTGGAGGCTCGCTTTATGGATTTGAAACCCGAGGGTATGTATGTCATCGACTGGTGGCGCAATTACACGCCCGACGAAAGCTTGTGGCCAGATATGGTTGAAGAAGCAATCACCGCGTTGGAAGCGGGAGAATTTCAAAAGACTTCTAACCCAGTGACGAAGGAGAGCGAATGATCTTCTCTCCTGATCTCTGCGAATTGATCCTATCTGGCAGGAAGACGGTTACGCGGCGGCCAGTGAAGTACGTGCCGGATATTCGCAGCAAGAATCGGGACGCTATCCCGTGCCGCTACCTACCCGGCATTGATTACGCCGTCCAGCCGGGTCGAGGCAAGAAGTCGATTGGGCGAGTACGAATAGTCTCGGTGCGCCGGGAGAATCTTATGGATGTCTGGAAACCGTACGAATGCACTTGGGAGGGGTTCAAGACCCCGGCCGCGTTCTGGAGCCGGTGGGCCACCATTTACGGTGATGGATTCGATCATTATCAACAAGTCTGGCGCATCGAGTTCGAGCTAGTCCCCAACCAAGGAGAGAAGTGAGCCGCGAGAGTCAAATCAAGAAGCTCGGCAGCCTGCTTTTCATCTTCGGGCGCTCGGCATCGCGGCAAGACAAGTTCGTTGAATGGGCGCTCAAGAAGGCTCACCTACTAGCCCGAGAGGAGACGAGATGAGCAAATGGGAACTGATGATTTGGGTAGGGGTTATCGCGTTCTTGCTCGGTCTGGTCGTCGGTGTTACATGGTTCGAGAGGAACAAGCCATGAGCGACGACGTATGCAAGTGCGGGCATAAAGAACGCGGGCACTCATACGTTTGCTCGGATCACAAGTGGAGTAGACGCGAGTGTGGAGTTGCTAAGTGTTGGTGTTGTCTTTTCGTCTCAGAGGAGGGCGCGATGACTGAGAAACTTTGGAGCCAACTAGGAATCACCCCGGTCAGTGACGGGGCAGAGGGAATGTGCCTTTACTGCGGAGATGTAGAGGGTGAGTTTCATGTTCCGCAACTAGGAGAGTCACCGATTATCTGCGGCCCGTGTTTCCTTCGGGAGTTGGGGATCGCGGGAAAGTCTTCACCCGGCGGGCCGAGTGCCGAGAAGCTTGCCGGGATTGTCAGAGTAGGACTCGGGAAAGAAGATCACATCTCTCGGAACGCGCTCGCAGAACTCGTAGAAAGGGCAGCCAGGCCCGAGGAGCCAAAGCCAGAGAGGCGAGAAGGATGAAATCCACAGAGATCGTTTATCGCGGCGTGAGGGCGTGGGTTGAAATCTCCGATGATGGTTGTCTACCCGATACCCATGTTGTTGCACGTCTGTTTATGGTGGACACGGTTCACACTGAGCGTTCTCCCGCCTTTTCGGCCCACGTCCGCATACCCGAGGAGACTCCCCATGCCTGATGACGTGCTGAGCGAAGAGAAGATCGCAGAGATTCTGTCCGACCTGAACTACGAAGTACATCGAGACGTTGCGGACGAGTTCGTGTGCGCCAGGGAACGGCTCGCGGAGTTTCTTCGCGGCATAGCCGCGCGACTAACAGCGGCAGAGGAAGCGCTATGCGAGATTGGCTCACTGGATACGTGGACGTGGAGGGAAGCTAACGAAATCGTTGATGGGCACTTCGCCAAGTACGGAGGCAACGAATGACTGACAAGATGAGCGCGGAGGAGCTGGCTGACATTCAGCAACACGTCGAGAAATGGGCTGATTGGGATGACGACCGGATCAAATTATTAGACCACATCGCCGCCCTCGAATCCGATCTAGCCACCTCCGAGGCTGCACGGGAGGAGTTGAGAGACGCACTGCGGGATATCGCGGCTGACGATAAACGTGGCATTCCCGGAGCACTTGCGCGTCAGGCCCTCCTTGGCCAGAAGATTGCCACGCCGCGTGAACTACCTAGCGGGGAAGCGGCGGCGCTGCGGATGGTCGCAGATATGACCGGGGACGAAGCCGACGCCGAAAAAGCGCTCGATGCTGCCATGAGGGAAGACGGGCCATGAGAGCGCAATCGGAATCTTTTAAGCGTCTAGCTGTCGGTATCGCTGCGACAAAGCAAGGCCCAGGCCCGGCTGTAAGCATGGCCCCATTCGGTATGGACGATGTTGAAAACGTCCTCTCGGAAATTATGGCCCTCCAAGAGGGGAACGAATACCTGCGAGAGGCGCTGACAACGATTGGCGAAGTAACAAGCGATCACTGGTCAGTCGCAGTCGCCCGCCAAGCCCTAGCCGGGAAGGAGAAGGGATGACAATCCAGGGTTTAGAGAAGATCCTACGTCTCGCCGCTGGCGAACCCGCTCCCCTTGGCTATGAGATCGTGAGGTTGTTGGGAACGTTTGAACGACTGACGGGTACAGGTGGTAATAGCGAAACGATTCATGTCGTAGCGGTTAGAGAGATAGAGGAGGACGGGGAAGCGTGAGCCGTAAATCAATTTTACCAAACAAAAAAGTTTTGGACGAAGCGGTTGATAATTGGAAGGCCGTTACTGAAATTCGCGGGGAAATGGCTAAAGAAGCTTGGGACTACCAAGACGAAGAAACGCAGAAGGTGCTGAACAGGATTCTGAATCGGCTGCGCCTTGGTACGAATGGAGATACCGCCGTCAAGGTTGGTCGGTCTTACGTTCCGGTTAGGATGCCGCAGGAGTATATCGACTACAACCTGATGTTTATTGCCATTGAAATTCTTAAAGACCTAAGACTTTTTGACATTCAAATAGCCAATTTCAAGTTTCCGCCGTCGCTGTGCGCGAAGTGCGGAGCAACATTGGAATTGGAAGTTGTCAAGAAGAAGCGGGGCAGGAAATGACTTGCGCGAAGCACAAGAAAGCGTTGATCCCGCTTTTTGCTATCTGCTCGAATGGGAAAGGTTTCATGGGCGACGACGCATGCGATTGTGATGTCGAACATGGGCCAGGGCAAGAAGTGAGGACGCTTCACGAACCTGGTTGTACCGGAGTGAAATGTGATTTCTGCGAACACGCGGATCAGGCGAGTCCGGACGATCCCTACAACTGCGCGAAGCATGGTTTATTTCTCGGGAATGGCGGTTGCCCGGTCTGCAACAGCGACGTTGAAAATATGCCGCTGGAAAGAATCTATGCAAGGTACCAAACTCTTGGGGCGGAGGTGCTGGAAGCAGAAGCAGAGGAATCTGCCGAATTTCAAATTCTTGAGACAAAAGGTGAGACGCCAAAGCGGTTGAAGCGTTTCACGCGGGCACTTGAGAAAACAGCGGCTAAATTGAAAAAACAACTTCAAGCGTATGACAGTTGGAGCGCGACATCGAAGCGCAGAATTTTTGTGGACAAAGAGGAGCTTCATCAGATCATCAACGACGCGCTCAACGAGGCCGCAGACGCGTACCCAGGTGCGAGTGAGGTAAAGGGGCTCGAACGCTACCGGCTGCTAGAGAACGCCGCTCAAGGCGTCCTGAGCGAGCTGGTTGAATCTAAAGTGCTGATCCGCGAAGTGGAATTCGGCAACCCCCCGCTTTGCATTGATTGTAGGGAGGAGCTATGAACGACTATGCTGTTTGGTGCGTTAATTGTCAATGCGCGCATTCTGTCGAAGGATGCCCCCTTAAAGGGAAGTGCCTTTTTTGCAAGGAACGCCCCGCAACGCTACATTTTGGGGATTTGCTTTCACTTACTCATGGCGGGCAACTTAATTGTTGTGAATTGTGCTGCGCAGAAAAGCAGTTGGAGTTTGCTGAAGAGCGGGCGGCTGCCATTCCCGTACTTGCCGCCAAGGTTGTGAGATTGCGTGAAGAAGGGCAGGGAGGGGTAAAACGCCGAACCGGGATTTGAACGCCGAACGAAAGATCGGTAGGTGCAAGATGGAAATCGAACAAGCGCTAGCAGACGGGGCTCTGCTTCAACCGCCCGAGGGGATCATGGCCAGAAAATCAGCAGCCAAGAAGAAGAAACTTTACAAAGCAAAGCCGACGTGGGTATGCGTCGGCATTGATATGTCATTGTCAAGCATCGCTGGCTGCGCGTTCATGAGCGACGGCATACTTGACAAAATGCGCGGGCCAGCGATCTACTCAAATCGTTGGGAGCGCGGCACCCATTACTTCGACCGGATGAAATATGCGTCGAAGCCAGAAATTTTCCTAAGATCGCTGGTGTCAGGGCTTCGCGGCGCGGTGGCCGAATGCGACCAAATCTTCATCGCCATCGAAGAGCCGTGGCCAATGGGATATGCAAAGCAAGGAAATTCTGCATGGCTGAAGCAACAGGCTCAATTACAAGGAGCGTTCGTCGGCGGCTTGCTTAGATATGGCTATACCAATATCTATGAAATTAACTCAGAGAGTTGGAAAAAATTAGTCGCCGCTGACATTGGTTTCAAGGGACGTAGGACAAAAGAATTCAAGTGGAATGTCAAGGAATGGGCAATTCACGATTGGGGCTTGCCTGAGTTACCTGACTTGATCCAGTCAAAGGACGGACTCAAGCCGAAGCCAGTGACAAGTCGAGCTAAGCCAGCGCAGCCGGAAGACGTGTACGACGCTTGCGGCTGCATGAATTGGATGCTTAACGAAATCGGGGAAAGTTAAAATGACCAAAAGAACGTTGAAGCGTTTTATCAACTTTGTAAAAATGGATAAAAATGGCTGTTGGATATGGCAGGGAGCGCGCACGCCTGCTGGGTACGCACGTCTTTCAGTTGATTATGGGCAGGAATATGCTCACCGTCTATCTTACGAACATTTTGTTGAGCCAATTCCTGACGGTCTTGAAATTGACCATTTGTGTCGAAACCGTGGTTGCGTCAACCCCGTTCACCTTGAAGCCGTTACTCACGCTGAAAACATCAAGCGCGGGCATGCTGCCAAAGCAGCCGCTTGTTAATTGACTCTGGGTTTGATACAATGCCGCGCATGGGACAACTGAGAGGAGATTGAAAATGAAAAGGTTTATCGTGTCATGCCGAGAGGAAGCGCGCGTGCAATATGCAGTTGACTGTGACACCGAAGAGGATGCTCGCCAGATAGTTGAGTTGCGAGATACTCCTATTTCACTGCCCGTCAAGCAGATTCTTGACGAGCACTACGATCCCGAGATTGTCAGTGTCGATGAAATTCCGATTCCGATAAGAAAGGGCACCCTTGGGGGAAGGCATTTTTGAATGAAGATCGGCACTTATCTGGAACTGAACGAGAGCGAGCTGACGTTCTTCGAACGCAAGCGTTTTTTCAAGCAGCTCACTTTCCTAAATGGCGAACGCAACGAGGTTGACTGCGTTCGCCATTGCCGCGACGGGAAGCTTCAAGTCTCACGCGGCGCGCTCGCTCTTCTTCCTGACCGGCTACTTGAGCATGCTGAGGATACGCGTGTTCAGCCGCCGATCAAACGCAAGCGTAAACTGAAATTCAACAAGACGCTTGATTATCAATCTGAAGCGAAGAGCTTCGAGGGGCAGCAGGACGCGCTAGACGCAATGCTCGCCACTGACTGCGGAATTGTTGTAGCTCAACCGGGTAGCGGAAAAAGTGAAATTGCCCTTGCGTATATCGCAGAGAAGCAAACACCCGCGATCGTGATCGTTCACACTAAGGATATTTTTCAACAATGGGTCGAGCGGATTGAGAGTGACATTCCTAATGCGCGAATTGGCAAGATCAACGACGTTGAGTGGACGATAGGTGACATTACAGTTGCGATGATTCAGACCGTAAATAAAAACCTCGATGAGTTCATTGCCGACAATAAGAAGTTTGGCACAATTGTCATCGATGAATGTCATCATTCTAGTGCAAGAACGTGGGAAGTCGTCATGAACAATTCGCTTGCGTATAACCGTTTTGGTTTCACGGCTACGCAGAAGCGGGCCGACGGGATGGAGCCGCTTATGAAATTCGTTATTGGCCCGGTTATTTACAAGCGGCAAATGAAACCCAAGATACCGACGCGTGCAATTCCGCTTTACACATATTTCAAGTTTGCTTATCGCGGTCGGTGGGATTGGATGCCGTTGCTCGAAGCGCTCGTGGAAGACGAGGGGCGCAACAAGCTCATCGCTAGCACCGCGCTGCGTCAGATCAGCAAGGGGCATAGCGTACTCGTGCTGAGCCGCCGGATCGAGCACCTTGACTTGCTACTCGCGGCTATGCGCTCGCAAGAGCCTGACTGCTCGGTTGAAATTCTGACGGCCAAGGTGCCGAAGAAATTGCGCACGCAAAGGTTGGATGACTTCAGGGCCGGGAAGGTTAAATGCCTTCTTGCCACGCAGCTTGCAGATGAAGCACTTGACGTGCCGATTTTGTCACGCGTGATTTTGTCATTCCCTGGCAAGCATGACGGCCGGATCATTCAGCAAGCAGGGCGAGCCCTGCGTGAATACCCTGACAAAACGGATGCTGTTATCTTCGACCTAGTTGACAAAAATATTGCCGTCTTGCATCGTCAATGGAATTTGCGACGCAAAGCGTACAAGGAAATGAAAATCAAAGTCAAACATCGCAAGGGAAAGGAAACACAATATGTCACCAAAGCAGAGCAAAGACGGGAGTTGGCAAATCGCCTCCGAGAAAGAGCTGCTTCAGGCCATTGAGTTGATCGAAGAGAACAAGGAGCTGATTGCTGAAATTGAAGCAAAGATGGAAGAGGAGTATGACTACTCTGCGACAAAAGACGACGTGACAACGCTTCAGCAAGCGGTCAAAGAGTTCATGACCGTTCACAACTTGCCCTCAGTTGCTCGCCCGGACTATACAATTTCACTTGTTTGTGCGTCTCGATCGCGTTGGGATGACGGCAAGCTGAAGAAGATTCTTGGCAAAGCCGGTTTCTTGAAAATTGCCAAGATTACAGTTGACCCGGCCAAGATCGATGAGCTGGTCAAGGAAGGCAAACTTGACTTGAAAAAGATTGAGTCTGCGTTTATCGTGACCCCGAATGCGCCGTACTTGAAATTCACGCCGAAGGGCAGGGAAGATACGGATGAGGTTGCCAACTTGAAGAAAAGGTTGGCGGGCTAGCATGGACAGAATCTACAACGCTGAGCCGTCACCCGACGCGCGCATTGACCCCGAAGGGCTCAAACGAGCCCGAGCGGTAGCGTTTGCCGAGATCGGTAATCCCGGTATGGCTGACTTGTGCATGCTGGCATACATCGACCCAGAAGACCCGTACACGAACATGATTCTGAAGAGGTTGGAAGAATCGTGAAAAAGCGAATCGGCCCGCACTTTCCTTCGCGTACTCCGCGCACCAGCCACATCAAGCCCGAGCGGTTCAGCGACTACTTGACAATCGGGGAACTTGCGCGTGTTGTGCGCAAAGACATTTCGTGGATCAAGCGGTTGGAAAGAGCGGGTCGAATTCCACAAGCGAAACGAGTACAATTGGGAGAGCTGAGTTTTCGGCTATACTCCCCCGCGCAAGTCAAGGAGATCGAGGGAATTTTCAAGACAATGAAAGTAGGCAGACCGAGGAGGGCGCAATGAAAAAGTTCATTCCAATTAGGGCGCGGTATCGTCATCTATGTTGCGGTTGCCGCATGGTTTATTATTCGTTCTTCGGCGGGCGCGAGCGTTGCTTGACAATTGCGTGGTGCCGGGAAGGGAAGCGGTAATGGCGCGCAAGACAGCACAGAAGAAGGTAGGAAAGAAATGGGACATCGAATTGACTGCCGTGGGGCTAGAGCATCACGTTACGGCTACCGGCAGAGACAAGCTCATGCGAGTATGCCCGTTTCACGTAAGGCTCGAACGAGAGCCGGACAATAAATTTGATCCGAATGCGGTCATGGTTGTGGTCGCCGATGACAAAGCAGCATCGCTCAAAGGTATTCACATGGGTTACATTCGCAGGGCTTCGGCAGAGCTGCTTGCGCCTGAGTTGGATAGCGGTCGGGTCGAACAGATCAAGCTCGTAGTGACCGAGATCGACAAGAAGGCAGCAACGGCCGCGATCGAATGCCATTTTCAGTTTCGTGTTTGACAATGGAATGAAAAGGCGGTATCATTCCGGGGCACAGTGAGTTTTCGACAATGACAAGCGAGACGGAGGTTTGAAAGATGGGAACACTTGAAATCCGGGCCAAGGCGAAGCAGCTTGGCATCGAGGGCTACAAGGCAATGAGCGCGTCCGAGCTTCAGGACGCAATCAAGAACCACGGCAAGAGCGAGAAGGCGGCTCCTGCCAAGAAGAAGGGTGCCGCGAAGAAGTCAGCCGCGCCTGCGAAGTCAGTTAGCAAGAAGTCGTCCGCGAAGAAGACTGCGAAGAAGAGCGCTCCCGCGAAGGCGGAGAAGGTTGCCAAGAAGCGCGGACGACCGGCTGGAAGCAAGAACGTCAAGAAAGCTGTCAAGGTGACAAAGCCGAAGGCAGACGGCCCGAGCGGTCGTAATCTGATCGATGACAAATCGATCGACTGGAAGGCCGAGTGGAGTGGTGGACAGCGGGGCAACCGGCAGACCATTCTCAAGGCTGTCCGCAAGTTCAGGGGCAACGTTGACAAGTGCTTCGAGCTACTGAAGCCCGACGCGCAGCAGCTTTTCAAGACGAGCCCTACAACCGGCAAGAAGTACACGAAGGCTGAGGCCGAGGCTCTCTTGCGCTGGAACATCTCCCGCGTGAAATTCGACTTCGTTACTGGCACCGGCCAGCACGAGGCGAGCACCAACAGGAAGAACACAGTCAGCAAGGCGAAGAAAGCGGCCAGCAAGCCCGCTGCGAAGCGTGGACGGCCGAAGGGCAGCAAGAGCAAGGCCGAGCCCGTAGCGGCTAAGAAGGCCGCTAAGCGTGGCACCGCGAAGCCGAAGAAAGCAGTTGCCAAGAAGAAGAGCAAGTAGTACGATGGCAGCAAGATTGAGAGACGAGCACAAGGCTGAGACGCCGGATGCTAAGGCCGAGTCCATGGACGCCCATTCAGAGGGTTCGAGGCTGACGCCGGGCGAGAGGTTCGACTCCTCTCGGTTCGTCTCTCAATTGTCACTCGGGGTAGATCGGTTTCGACGTGGCGTAATGTGGCAGTTACTTACAGCGGGTTGCGGCCTACCGCATCAAGTCCTGAATTGGACAATGTGAATGCGAAAGACGAAGTAGCAAACGAGGCAGCTCGGGGGATCGTTGAAATTGAAGCGTTCCTCTCCGAGTCGGCCCTGGTTTCAGCGTAACCAGCACCAATCGCTGATCCTGCTCGGACAGAGCTGGCGGGTTCGGGAAAGACTGAACTGGCATCTTGGAAAGACAAGATGGTGGAGGGCACACACGCCCCCAAAAAAGCTGTTAGGAAAGTGATTGGCAATAGCGTTCGCGGACGGGGGTTCGATTCCCCCCTACTCCAATTTCAAACGCCGAAGGAGGGAACGATGAAACAGATGAAATTGAAAAACGGCCGAGTCATCAAGGTGGGCGATCGAGTTGCCTACGACGCAACGTTTCGCCCGAGCGTGGTTCTCGCTATCGGTGCGCGGGTAGTGACAATCCGTGACGCTTGGGGCTATGTCGTTTCAGTGAGCAAGCGGCAAGTGCGAGCAGCCGAAGCGAGGAAACTCTGATGTGGCAATACATTTTTGCGGCAATCGGTCTTGGGCTATGGATCACGATGATACGGTTTTTTTGGGATGGGCACCACCTTCGATGACCGAGCCCCAAAATTTTCACCGATTTTGCCAGTGTCAGAGAGAACTGGACAGCTTCTTGGCCCGGTGCTACACTGGCTCGGTACGGAATGCGTCCCATGCGGCGGGACGCGCCGTAGCTCGCGCAATTCCCTCGCGCGGGCACGCCTGTCGGCTCCGTCGTGGCGACGATGTGAGCACAGGCAACGAGCAGCCCCTTCGCAAGAGGGGGCTGTTCTATTTCAAACCCCAGGATCATACCACAAAAAAAGAGTTGAAATTCACTTATTTGTGTGATACGCTAGGCCGGTAGATTTCAACGAGGGAGGAAATAGGTACCGGGGGTAACGGTAGGAGGGGTAAAACGAACGCTGAGCTAACTGAACGCCACGCTGACGCGCAGAAACAGAAAGGCCGGGACATTCCCCGGCCTTTTCGTTAGAGTACCGCTTAGAACGCCTGTGTGCTATTCTAACGGCATGGGACAGAGCAGTGCTAGACAGTTCAAGCCTGCGTATTCTCGTAGCTGGACAATGGAGGAGATCGCGGCGATGCCGCGAACGGTTACGCGACTCGGTTATGTGAATTGTCAAGTCGAACCGGGAGTTTGGGAAGTAGAGCATCGGTTAGTAATGACCGCTAAGCTTGGTCGGGCGCTACGTGAAAATGAAAATGTGCATCACGTCAATGGGCAGCGGGACGATAATCGACAAAAGAACTTGGAAGTTTGGGATAAGCCGCACCCGGCAGGGCAGCGGGCTACTGGCCGCAAAAGGAAATGCCCTTTTTGTGGGCATCTGTTTTGAACGGCAGGTAGGGCAATTTCAACGCCGAGCATTTTGAACGCCGAAAGAAAACGCCCGACAATGCGGGCGCTCTCTTGACTGGCTATGTTTGTGAAAATGCTCTCAGCGCGTTATGACAAATAATCGAGCCCTTCAGCTTCCAGCTCTTCATCATGGCGATACTCTTCGCGCTCAAGCCGTAGCGCTTCCGTCTCGTCGTCCTCGATCGCTTGTTCGACTAGCGTGCCGTAGTCAGCGTCACTGACAAACGGATCGTCGTAAAGCGCTTCCCTCGTGGCCTGCTTGTTTCTTTGAGTGTGTGACTCCATTGTTTTGTTTCCTTTCGTTTTCCATCGGCCCAAAATTTTCACCGATTTTGCCAGTGTCAGGGATGGGCAGTTTTCATTTCAATTTAGTGTTGTGGTATTTCACTTTGGAAAGTTGTCAACAATGACAACGTAAAGGGCATTCGGTAACTGTATTGAAATTCTGTTAGCGTGGTAACACGATTTTCGGTCGTCGTCGGCATAGTTGCCAGCGCAGGCAACACCGCGGCCGTTTTCGAGCGATTTCAAGAATGCGCGCGAACGCATGCAGCGGCGAAACTGCTACCAACGACGGTCAAACGCTAGGTTTTCACTGTTTCCGCTCGTTAGTTCTCCCTCCCTCGTTTGACAATCCCGCCAGAATCAACGCAAACGCCACTGAAAACGACGCTAACGCGTAGCGAACGCGGCCGAAGGTACTAGCACGGCTCGAATTTCAATTGTTTAGAATCGCTTAGAATCCCCTTCCGGCTTATACCGCTGAGAATGCGATCGGTAGCCTGCTCGGGCGCGTGCCTGCGTGAGCTGCGCGCGCATCATCGCGGCTTGTAGCTCGGAGATACGCTCGGCCGGTACGGTTGGCCGCGATTCGAGCGCGGGCACGTTAGGAGAGCGCTCAGCGCCGCTAGCGAACATGTTCGGCACGGGCTCATCGGCTCGTTTCATAGCTCCCTCGTTTCCGGTTGCTAGCATTCCAGCGATACGCGCCCGATCGATCCGAGCGCGCACCGCTCGATAGCTCGCAGGCATACCACGAGCCCGCACAATGGCGGGCTCGCAGTGGTACTGACTATCTGGCGCGGTTTGTCAATCGACCATACCCCGCGCATTCCATGCAGACGGGATAGCGAATTTTTGGCTATCCCCTCGTCCGCGTCGTGCCGCGTCCGTGTCCGCGTTCAGGCATGCGCCCGCGTTGAGGCATGCGCCAGACGGTGCGAGCGTATCGCCGCACGTAGCGCATGCGGGAGCGGCTGTTTGCGTGTTGGCTGTTTGTTTCAGTGTTTCGGTTTTCATGTTTTGTTTCTCCCTCGTGTTTGTTACGCGTTTCGGACGTGCGGCCGATTCTGACGCGGTACCGTGTTGCGCACCGCTAGATAAAACGTTTCTCCATCCCCTAACGTTAGCGGAGAATGATCGCGCCCGCCATTGCGCCCGCGCTCAAGATCGGGAACATGCCGGGCTATCCCGCGCGCGTATGTAGCACCGCCGCGCACGCGGACTATTTCAGTCGCGCTATGCGCGGTGCCGTAGATAGCTAACGCATTGCGCACTCGCTCGCGCTCGTTTTGTCTGAATTCGCTATGCGCTAGTGCGAACGGCTCGAATTTCAAACGTGCGGACAATAACGCGTCTCGCCATTGCGCTAGTGCGAATCCCTCACGTTTTCGATATATGTCCCGTGCGTGTCGCGCGTTTCTAAAACCGAGCGAATCGTGCGCACCGTCCTTTTGTACTCGTGCTAGTGATTGGCGCGCATAGTAGATATGTCGTTTCCATTTCCGCACGCGTGCCGCTTGTTTGCGTTCGAATGTTTCATGATCGGTTTGCGCATAAGCGCCGGATTGATAAGCGCCGTAACCGTATGGTGCAGCGGGCAAACGCCATAGCGCGGTTTTCAATTCGGCTTGCGCGCGTGTCAATTCGGCCGCGTAGCTGTTTCGAATGTCTCGCCAGTGTTTGCGGGAGTTTGCATCGGTGCGCGGTTGAAACGGGAACCGCTGACCATTGTAGTCTGCAACCGTGGCAGTATGTAATTCGGCGCGGCGTTCGCGGTATAGCTTGCGAGCGTAGCGCATCATCGCGCGGCGCTGTTTTGCAGTGAGCGGTTTATGAAAACCTACCTCGCCGCGTTTCGGGATAGCGTCGCGCGTCCATTGCGTTAGCCGTGCGCGGGATATAAATCCTCGCGCGGTAAGCTCGGACATATCCGTATCGGTGCGAATGTAAAAAATATCACCCTGCCGTAACACTTCTCGCTCGCGAGCTATTGCAGCGTGAACGGCGCGCGGTGCTAGTGCGTCGATCGCTGCATCGACGGTTTCTATTTTTCCGCGCGGTAATTGCGCCAAAAAATACAGCGGTTGCCGCTCGTTTGAATCGAACGAGGATATGTATCGCGCCCGCCGATGTTTTGTCACGTCAGCAAATAGTTGTAACTCGCAATTGATACAAAAACCGTTCGCGCCTGCTTCATGAGGTTTTCCCTCGTCTGAATCGTAGCGATAACTGTCCTCGAATGAAAACAGCGTGACGGTTTCTCGCGCGTTGTCCCGGTTCGATTCAAACGGTTGCGCAAACCTGCTAGCTAGCCGTTCGTGCCGCACCGCTGAAAATATCGAATCTCCGAGCCGATGGTGCCGCGTTTCAAAATAGTAGCCGTCTGCATCTTTTTCAATTGTTCCGCCGTTGATATAGCGATGATCGGAAACAGGACTGTTCCAATCGTCCGAACATTTCCAGCTACCGCCGTCCGAGTAATCGTAACACGCGCGGTTGATAACACGAGTAAAGGTATGGCCTTCGATTTTCCAGGTATAAGTACGTGACCACGTCCCGTATTCTGCGCAGGGCTCGCCGCGATAATCGGTCGATTTTCGCTCATCGGTTTCTTTCATTTTGAGCGCGGTTTCAAACGCGTCAAAATCGGGCGCGTTGACATAATGCTTTTCTGCCCATGTCTTGTCCGGGCGCGAATCGATCGGTCGAATAGAATCTAAATCGATCCCTGCGCCGTCTAGCGCTGAAAACGGGATAATCACGGACGCGGCAAAGGTTAGTCCGATGATTCGCCGCGTGTCTGCTTGATGTTCACTTGTGCGGCTTTGCGGGCCACGCCATATATCGCCATTGATAACAAAAACGGCAGGGTGCCGTTTTTTAGCGGGTATGAAATGAAACAGCGGGAAATGCGGGCCATAGCTGAAAACCTCGCCGCGTGACAATCGTGCGTCAACGCGTCCATCGGCATATTCTCGAACGTGCCGCGTTTGATTTGTTCCCGGTTCAGGGTATCCGTCGCGCGCATGCTCGCGCATGCGGGAACCGTAATACAAAACGCGTATCGCGTCTTCAATCGTGCGTGCGTCGTGCCCAGTCGCTCGCATAGTTTACAAACCTCCCTTTAATCGGTTTGAACGGTTGGCCAGTAGCGCGAGGGTTTTTTATTCCTGAACGTTTTCTATTTGTTCCATCCCGCTTAGTTTCTTTCGGCGTTTTCACGTCTTCTCATATCCATCGAACCACGGGCCGAGTCTGCGCGTGCGAGCGCGCCCGGTTGAACTAGTGCAAGTGCTCGAACTCGTTTCGGGATTGTTGCAGTGCGCTTGAGCCTCCTGAAGTGTTAGCCCTGTTTCGATTGTGGTGCGGCGTGAAATGTTCGGGTTGAAATACATTCGAACGATTTTATACATCGGTTCGGTTCCTTCCTATTTGAGAATTGCGCAAACGTCGGCCGAGTACGCGCTAGGGTGTTGAAATGCTTCCGACGCGTTTTCAGGGGATGCGACAAATAGCGCGAGGGTGTTCTCGTCGTGCGCTAATTCCAGCTTGACGTATTGCGGCTTTGATAGCGCAGGCATGAAATAAGCTCGGACGGAATAACCCCCCTGCATCGCTCGTTCCATATCTGGCGTTTTGTTATCGATCATTTTCCCTCTACCTTTCTTTTCTTGTCAAGCGTTGAGCGATTCGCGCAAGTCTTTTATTAGCGCGTCGATTGTCATAAACCTGTCTTCGTTGTAGTCATGAAGATAGATTTTCAGCAAGTCGCTTAGCTGTTTTGCTTGCTTGTCCGTCATTTTGAAATCCTCCCTGTTGACTAGTTGACATTTCACGCGTGCGAGCCCGTAATGGCTCGCCGCGTCAAATTTCAACTAGCGGCGTGCGCGTCGTCGAAACCTTTTAGATATTCCGTGATGTATGGCGCGGGATAGTTGGCGGGCTCTGCGCGGGGATCGTACCCGTGCTGGTAATCATTCCAACCGTCCGAGTATGCCGTGTCCCGTTCGATACGCGCGGCGGTCGTTTCTTCTGGCGCTTCCGTGAATAGATGAACGCGATACATTTTCAAAACCCTCCCTGTTTGACTAGCTGACATTTCACGCGCGGGAGGGAGTGACCCTCCCCGCGTCAAACGAGCTAGCGGTCTTCGAAGTCTCTAACAGCTCCGATGAAATTGTCCCCGAAGTAACTACCCCAAAACGCGTTTCCGTTCTCGTCCGTTTTCCACGTCACGTATTCGCTGTTCCAGAGACATAGAACTATGCGCCCGGTTGGCTCGTTTAGCCATTTTTTCGCGGCCACGACTAGCGCACCGTTCGGCAGGGTGTCGCCCGGTATGACGTAGGATCGTTTTGTGGCGGGCATTTCTCTTTCCTTCCCTCGCGTGAATGAATACAAGGGGAAGCTATCAAGAATCGGCGAGAATGTCAAAACACGAAACGCGGCGCGTAGTAAATCGCAACCAGTGCGAGCGGGTACGCGTAGCGTTGCCAGTAGCTAAAAAGGTGTTTTCGCATACCCTCAGAATCGGCAACGCAAGGGCTCGCCCGATCCCCCATGCGGGGGAAATGCGACGCTATCCGGGGGATAGTTCCCGCATGCCCGCTAGCGCCATTGTGCGGGCTCCAGATCAGCGGGAAACAGGGAAACGCTAAACAGTACGCATGCTAGGGAGAATGCCTGCTATGGCGTAGCCTGCTCGCGCGCGTATGCGCGCGCGCGTAGCGTTGACATTGCGCGCGTTATCAACGCTACCCTGTAGCCCTGTATTCGTGCCGCATGCGCGCTATGTTGACATTGCACTAACAAAGCCTGTTCTGTGTAGTGACATTAGAGGGATAACCTACCGCGCCGCGATACGTTGAAATTACCCTAATTCAGCGGATAAGAATGCTGCTAAGCATACATAGATATATAGGTACAGAGTTTTCTTTGTCATTGTTGTCGATGTCGTCTTACCCTGGGCAGTCACACACCTCGCAATGTCAGAAAGAATTTGTCAATAATACCCTGATAATTGTCACCTATTCAATTTCAATTGACATTCGCCTAAGTGACAAAGAATTGTCAAGTACCGGAAACATTGTGAAATTCGATAGGTGGAGTGATGGCGGGGTGGGGCTAACCCGTATATCGCCAGTCGCATCTTGAAGTTGACAATTAATTGTCACTAACAAATACATCGCTGGTCTACTTTCGAAAGTGACAAATTTATGTCAACAAAGACAGAAACGAGTAGAACACGATGATGGCCATCGTGAAATTTCTTTTTGGGGAAAAAACAGGATTGGGAACTACATACTGTGAATCAGCCGAGACAAAGACTAGAAATCAGCCGAAGACGCAACTTGAAACAAGTCGAAACAAGGAACGCCGTTAGTTCAACTTACGGGGCTAACTTGAACTAACGGACAGGAACGCGCAGGAAGCTCGCAGCGGCGGGATACACTCTCTTGCAGAGATCACCAGGGTTTGGCTCATTCCTCTTGCCAGCGAAGCTGTGAGGGGCTACAATGAGCCTGCCCGTCCGTATGACTTGGTGCCAGAGGCGGAAGGAACGGGAATCAGCCAAGTCAAACGCAGGGGCAGAGTTGCGCTGGGTACTCCTCTATGGGAAAACTCGGGAGGAGTGGGCTCGACGGTAACGCGAGCTTGCCTTCTCTTGCCCTTGCGCGATATAATGGCCGAGGCAGATAGCACTGTCGATGCGCTGGGAGGCGCATAGCGGGGCGGTGTTTCTATCATGACTGGTGGAGGATGCCGCCCCGCTTATATTTCAATAGAGAGGAGAAGGCACAGGGCATGAGCCGCGTGATAACAGATCGGGACATATCTCTTGTCAGGAAGCAGGCTGACCTTTTTTGCCTTTATCTGCCTGGAATTGACAACGCTTTCAGGAGATCAGTAAGTTGGACGACTTGACAAAAAAAGTGCTTGATGAACTACAGCGGGCGACCGAACAGTTCATTGACGATCTCGATTTAGGTAACGATAGGCTAGTTCGTGATCTCGGGCTCGAATCTTTGTTTTCAAGTCTTCTGCTTACCGATGAGGAGCGCGAAGCTATCGAGGCTCGCGCTTTTAGTCGTACCTTGGCTGACATCGACGAATTGGAGGAGCATGGACACAGGTGATTATCAACGCAAAGCAATTTCAACTGCCGTCTTCGGAGACAGCGTAGACGATTTTGTAGAAGAAGCTACTGACAACGAAGTTGCCAACTTGCTTCGATTGTCGTACTTGACATTGAAATTAAATGGTGAGGCAGGCGAGATTGCAGAGGAGGTAGGCAAATCGCTGCGGGATGACGACGGCGAACTTACCTTTGAACGCAGATTGAAATTAGTGAAAGAGCTTGGCGACGTTCAGTGGTATGTTGCCGTCCTTGCTAACGAGTTGGGTTATGGCTTATCAGAGATCATGCAGAAGAACCTTGACAAATTGGCTCAACGTAAAGAGGAGGGGAAGTTGCATGGCAGCGGAAGTGGACGTTAAGACAACTGAAAACAAGTTACTGCGTAAGCAATGCGTTCTTCATGACAACGGAACTTGTCATGATGTCAGAGACGGGCTCATGCGATGGTTTGTCAATCCCGATTACAACGAGCCTCGTCAGGACGGCGAAATACCTGGGTCGAAAGTTGAAATTCCACTTCAGGTATGGGAAGACTTTGGTAAGCCCAGGATAATCACAGTGACAATCGAGCCCGGAGATTTGTTGAACGATGAAGGTTAAACAGCCGCATCAAAGTAAGGACGTAATCTACAACGACGCGTCAGTTCGATTGCATGGGCTGTCGCCTTCTCCGTCAATTCCAACGCGTGATCGGCGGCATGTTGGAAAGATACGTGAAGGAAGCATCAGCTTCGAGATATTTGCCAAGAAGAATAGGTTGCCGACCGACGCAGGTTGACAACTTTTCAAGCAGTTGATACTTTGGTTACGACACCGCCGAGCCAGGGGTGGCGTTTCGGGCTAAAGGGGGGAGCGAAAGCTCCCCCCTTTCTTTTGGTGGTATCATTGAAATAGTCCGAAAACCCGCTATTTCAGTAGGTGGCACATGGCTCGCAAGACCAAAGACGCAATACGGAAACCTCACGTACCATCATCAATGTCATCGATGAGTTTGGCGCGCATACAGTCTGGTGTATATCCTGACAAATGGGCCGAAGCGCTAAGCTTGAAAGTAGATGGCCATAACTGGGATATTAGGGGTCGTGAGTACCAAATTGGAATTATGCGTGACGAATCGGAGTGGATTGTCATTCCGAAGGGTGCGCAGGTCGGGTTGACAACAGCGTTTTTGGTAAGAAGTTTCAACTGGGTAGTGAAAAGGAAATGGCACCACCTGTACCTGATGCCACTCAAGACCGGTGCAATTCCATTCGTGCAAGGTCGCATCGATCCGATCATCAATTCCAACGACGAGCTGGCGCACATCTTTAAATCGGTGGATAACAGGTTGCATAAGCAATCCATTGACGATATTGCCTTCCGAATTAGAGGCACGAATATCTGGACGGAATTGCGAGAGATTCCGTCTGACGTTCTCGTAATGGATGAGCGCGACAAAATGGTGGAAGAAAACATTCCAGAAGCCGAAGCGAGGCTCGACGGTTCTCTCATACATCGTGTCGTAGAACTGTCCACACCGACCGCTCCGGGCATAGGTGTAGATGCCGATGACGCTTGGAAGATGAGCGACCAGCATCGATGGTTTGTACCTTGTCCTCATTGCGGTCGCAGACAGAACTTTACAGTCGATGAGAATGTTGTCATCGGAGAAGTGGCTGAGGAGTGCTTCCTTCGCTGCGCCTTTTGCAAGAAAGCGATCTCTGACGCTGACCGCGCACTGGCCAACGCTTTTGGCTCTTGGGAAGCCGACAACCCTAACGGTACAAAGCGCGGCTATCACATCAGCCAGCTTAACTCTCCAACCAAGTCAATCGAAGGATTCATGAAGAATTACTTCGATGGTTTGCGCGACGTGAAAAAGATGCGGGCTTGGTACAACAACAACCGTGGCGAGCCTTATGTGGCGCATGGTGACAAGATCACTGCGGAAATGCTCGACGCCTGCATTGGGAAGGGCTACTACGGTGGCGGAATGGCGATCGGGCCAGCCTATATCGGAGTCGATGTAGGTTCGGTTCTGCATTGCCGCGTGAATTACTTGAGTAAGGACGATCGGGCTATGGCTTGGAAGTTCATCATTTTTAGTGACAAACCGGGCAAAGATATGTGGATGCAGCTTGATGAATTTCTTTCTAACCTGAACAGCTTTACATGCGTCATCGATGCCCATCCTGAAAAGACTCAGGCAAAGAGGCTTGCATTGAAGTATCACAAGCGGGTCTGGATCGGCTTTGAGTTTGACCGTCCTGACCAGGCTGAGACGGCGCTTTTTAATGTTCCTGGTACGGGTGCTGTCGGCAAGGTTTCAATTGACCGAACGTGTGCCTTTGACGCGTCACGAGATCGGATCATGCACGGTCGTCTTGTCTTGCCGGTGGATGCACGCCTGCAAGGTGAAAATATGCCGAACTTGGAATTCAACGGCTACTATCATCAGATGACGCAGCAAGTACGCGTCGAGGAAGAGGACACGAGAGGGCGATTTGTGGCTCGGTGGCGAAAGAACAAAAATCCCGATCACTGGCATCACGCTGAAATGTTCTGTGAGACGGCTATGATGAAAAAGCCGTACACGGTTTTGTCACAATCCGCTGGTGAACTCTTTGCACGAACAGGGAACGTGATTTCAAGTGGCGCGTAACGCAACGTCTCTCGAAGAAGAGCGCAACGCCATCAGGCGTCGCTACAAAGACGGCAACGCGTTGGGCTCTCAGCGGAAGCATCGCAAGATCACTGACGAGAGCGAAATGGATGCTTCGACGCTTGAGTGGAAAAAGGCTCATGCCGTTTTCTTGAAATCCGCGGATTATTCCTACCGCTACATTTCTGACAATCTCCGGGTTCAGACCAGCGTTATCAAGAAGTGGTTTGCCGAAGACAAGAATATGGCCGAACGCGTTGCGAAGCTTCAGGCTGACATGATCGATGGCGGTGTCAAGTTACTGAAGAGTTATGTAATTGAAGCCATCGAAATGCTGATGGAGATCGCGCGGCATACGGGCGATGACGAGATAGCTCGTAAGTGCCTGAATGACATTCTTGACCGCGCTGGAATGTCCAAGGTCAGTAAAACTGAAAGTCAAGTCACGAAGCGGGAAGAAGTCGATCTTTCAGACAATTTCTTCAGCCGTATCGAAGCATTGCCGCTGGAAACGCAAATGAAAATTGCTGAACTTATGCAAGAGGTTGAAACCGTCATGGTTGCTGCGAAAGGACAAGGATGAAAAACCCATTTCGCTGGATTTCAGAAATGTTCGTTGTGGCATCACGCGGTATGCGGGTGCCATATCGCACGTTGAGGGACGCATTTTTTCCTAACGCTCCGGCGTATGACAAAACCCACATCGATTACGATATGGCAAGGCAGCTCTATCGTAACGATGGCGGCGATTCGAACCTCGGTGGCTTCTTCTGCCGACCGATCATTGATACGTCGGTTCAGTTCATAGGCTTGCCGCATGTGGCGAGTGGCGACGTTACAGTTGATGGTGAGTTGAATGCCGCGATTCAAAAGTCGTGGGCTCCGAAGATCAATGAAATTTACAGAAACGCGATGCGTGATTCCAAATGCGTCATTCGTATGTGGCAACCCAACCTTGATCGTGATCCTCTTTCTACAGTCGATGAGCACGAGGCTTGCTCGATTGAAATTTATGAACCTGAGCGGGTGAAGATTCAGT